TTTGATATTGCAGGGAAATAGTGCGTACTTAAGTAGAAGAGTACCTACGCAACATCTATCCATCCCCAGTACCAAGATACCTCTCCCTGAGAGACAGTCACCGACCGACACAAGACAGGACCAAGGGATCTCTGATAGGCACTTTTTCACTTAAGGACTCAAGGAGAAATATTATGATAGAGAGATATATCCTTCTCTTATAGAGAAGGGCCTTTATTATTAAAGCGCCCTGATCCAAAAGTAGGTACCCACGATCCTGCGTATCCACCCCCTGCAGTGATTATGTACTCTGGCGGGGTTGATGCGACCGAGCAGAAAAACTTAAATGCAGTACTTCGAAAATCTGGAGATTAATATGAACACCGACGAGCATCTGATCGAGAGAGACGACGACGAACCCTTCTGGAAGCACAGCTCCGGCAGGAAGAAGCGGCAAGCCTTCGCCGTGCGGGACTATGGCCCAAAGAAGACGGCCTATATGGTGGTGCCCTTGTGCATTGCCGGTGACATTATGGCGGTGAACTTCTACATGTCGGCAGATGGGTTCACGCTGGAGCTGTCTCCGACTGGGAACCGCAAGCTCAGCCCAAACTCAACAGGGAACTGCCTCACGGTGATGATGCCGGCCAAGATCAGAGACAGGATCGCGACTAAGGACGGGGCTGGCACCGTAGATGTGACATGGGACCAGCTGGAGGATGGCCGGTTCTTCTTCCCCTTCCGCCAGTTCTCTGAGCCGGATCCGGTTGACGAGTTGATCAGGCTCTAAAGCAAAAGGGGGACCGCGAGGCCCCCCTTCTTTCATTCAAATCTGCAGATCTCATTCGCCATCTTTGCCGAACACCTTGGCCATAGGGAAGGGCGTAGACATGCGGTTGTCCTTGATGTGCTGGTAGGTCAGCCGGGCAATGGTAAAGGCCCTCTCCACGGCCTCCTCCGGCTTCATGAGGGCCTCATTACGGCCCACCCCCAGCGCCCACTTCTCGATCATCGACATGGCAAACGCCGCCTCTTCGTTCGGCGTACGGGAGCGGACCTCCATGTACTCGATTTTGTCGTAGCCGCTCGTGACGACGTAGCGGTCTCCGTTCTTGATAACTTTCTTCACGTTCATCTCCAGATGTTGAGAAGGGGGCGCGAACGCCCCCTCGGTTACTTTGCTTTGGTCGCCCCGACCACCACGCCGAGGCCGTAGACGGCCAGCGTGGACACGAAGTCGAATGCGAAGGGGAAGATGGTCTGGGCGACGATCACCAGCACCGTGGCCGCCACCCCCGTGATCAGGCGGCCCATCAGGCGGCCATCAGGCGGCTCAGATCGACCGACAGCTCCTTGGCCAGCCGGTCAAGCACGGCCTTTTCAGCCGGCTCGATCTCGCCATCGCCCTCTGCCACGTCCAGCGCGGTGAGGACCACGGCCTGCGCCATCTCTGGGTCTTTGGAGACCTCGCGGATCTCGTCCCAGAGGCCCATGCGGCCCACACGGCCGCCGCCAGCGCGGTCCAGCATCTTGTTGATGGTGGCCTCGATGGTGGACTGGTCAAAGCCACCAGCCAGCGATTTGTTGGCCTTCACGGCCTTGATGGTGGCCTTGACCTCGGCGTCCTCGATCTCGCCGTCAGCGGCCGCAATCAGGGCCGCCGCAGCACAGACGCTTTCGAGGAAGTCGGTGCGGCCAGAGAACTTCTGAACCGCAGCCTCGGCCTTCTTGCCGAACAGTTTTCCGAACATGTGTGGTCTCCCTTGGGTGTTGGTTAGACGGTGGGTTCGTCGGCGATCCGACGGGTGCGCTGGTCGACCGTGACTTCCAGCACCTTGGCGTGGCGCAGCAGGTCGGTGTAGTCGCCGGTCTCCTGCGCGTTCTTCGCGATGGACAGCGCCTCGTGCGCCTCATCGAGGGACTTGCCCACCACGAGGTGGGCCTTGATCTTGATTTCGAGGACGTTCTGGTTTGCCATAGGGATCTCCTTTGCTGGCGTGGTGTCGATCAGAAGGGCAATTCCACTTCGTCTTCGACCTTGGTGATGATGTTGGAGGACAGCTTCTTCATCATGTCCGTCAGGGGGTTGATGAAGTCGACCTCGATGCCGATCTCGCGCCCCATTTCGAGGAGGCTGCCAAGTTTTGCGATGAACTCCTGCTTGCGCTTCTCGGCGATGGGGGGAAGGCTCTTGATGAACGTTTCGACCTTCTCGAACAGGGCGTCATATCCAGCTTCATAGGAAGAGTGGATGAACTTATCTTCAGCGCGGGCGTCAGAAGCTGCGCGATATTCGACGCTGACGGACATCCCTTCGTTGAGGAAGTTGATGTACAGGCTCGCCCTGACGCGAACGTATCCGAGGTCGCGGACCTGCTGTTCAAGTGACGCAAGCTTGTTCTTGATGTCGACGGGGTTCATTTCAGATGTTCCTTTTTGCGGGTCAGGATGTTCATTTAATACAGCAGCGCTGTGGAATGTGCAACAACTTCTTGTCAGTCTCGGGGGTCGATGAAGTGCCTTCCGGTGGCCTCATATTTGATCCGGTAGACCTCATCGCGGTTGCCCTTGGCCATCCTCTCGATGACGTCGAACTGGTCCTGCGTGACCCACCAGCGGGGCAGGGCGAGGTACCCGGCGGCCCGCAGCGCTTCGCATGCTTTCGATTTTCCACTCATGTCAGACCTCCTCAGAATTGTAGATGCGGTGCCAGATCCTGATGCTGTCGGACCAGTACCCGTTCGTGCGGGACATGTTCGTCCCGGCTGCCGTGCGCCGTTTGTGGGATATGCTGGACGCCAGAGATCTGGTGCCGAAGATCCTCTCCTCCTTGGTGGGCACCCGGCGGATCTTGTCCTCGCCTTTCCAGTCGTCACTCACGGCCGGCCTCCTTGTGCTTGGCGATGAAGGCGGTCGTAGCCGTACGCTGTGCGGCGTATCCAGAGGCTGTCCCATCGTCATATTCCTGCCACCACGCCAGCAGGCCAGCCGCCTCTCGCAGCGCAGCCTCGGCGGCTTCGGCGCGGGCGATCAGCGCCTTGACGCGATGGTCGTCCATAGGATCGACGGTGGGCAGGGCAGAGATGGCCTCATGAGCGTTCCACCAGTCCGCGCCCATCTCTACAAATTTCAGCGCATCCCTGCGCCGGATCAATTTATCGTCGCTCATTCGTCATCTCCCTTCGGCGCGTAGAATACGTGGTCGCCCCACACGCCCATGAAGTCCATGTCCTTGGCCCAGTCCGGGTAGGTGCTGGACGTGTGATAGTAGAGCGCCCCGGTGCAGAGGGTGCAGCCATACAGCAGCACCTCGTTGGCGATGGCCTGCGCCTGCAGCCACGCATAGACGTCCTTGGGGCGGTCAGATTTGCCGTCCTCCGTCCAAGAGAACGCCCCATGCTCATACACCACGGCGCAGACGCTCTTGGGGAAGCCGGAGCGGTGAACCCGCTCCATGGTGACCTCGGCGACCATGCGCTGGCCGTCCAGATCCTGATCCCGCGCCTCGAAATAAACGTTCAGGGCGAGGCAGGTTGCAGCTGCGATGGTGATCATTTCAGGAGCCTCGCTTCGATGTTGTGGATGTTTGAGGTGGGGACGCTGATGGCCGTGCCGACTTCGTCGTTCCTGAGGGTGAGGAAGCCAGACCTGCTGGCCTCCTCGGTGACGTAGGACATCAGCCGGGGGCCGGCGGACATCACGAAGGTGATGATGTGACCATCCATGGTGGTGATGTTCACGGTCGAAAACTGCTGTTCGTATTCTTTCTTGGACATCAGAACCCCCAGTTGTCGCGGCAGATCGGGCCGATGCCCAGTTCCACGCTGATCTTGTTGGTCAGCTTGCGGCCGCAGCAGGCGCACTTGCCGGTCAGGCGGCCGTAGTCGATGGCGGCCTTGAGAGGATCCGCAGCAATACGGAGCAGGGCGGGGAGGGTCAGGGGAGAGGCGGTGCCGACGCGCTTGAACTGGTCGCCTTCGACTTTGCCCTGATATTCGTCGCGGTCCAGATCCACGACGTACAGGCAGCCAGCGTTGCGGCCGGTGGCCGGAGCCAGCGTGATCTTCAGGCCCTCGGCCCGGTAGATCGGGCGGTCGTGACCGCTGGCCACGGCGGCCTCGAACATGACGCGGATGCGCGACAGGTCGACGGTGGCGGGGGCCGACGCAGCCTTGCGGGCGTCCAGCTTGTCCATCATGCGCTCGGCGGCGATCAGCTGGTTCGCGGTCACCACGCGGCCATGCTCCATGTCGGAGAGCAGGTCGCGGGCGAAGTCATTCCAGCTTGCCACGGTACGCAGGCGCTGCGCGATTTCGACGGTGCGGTTGCGAGACATTTCCATCTTCGGAACTCCTTTTCTTGTGAGTTAAGTCATAAAGACTTGTGGCAAGGCCGTCAAGCGGAATGTACGAGTTTATATCGTACGATCATCTTTTTGTTGTAGCGGTGCTGTTTCTCTTCCTTGGAGATCATCTTGGACGCCACCATCCGCTCTAGGCAGGCGGTGATGTCTTCCTTCTTGAACTTCCGCTCCAGCCGGTTGACGATGACGCCCAGCGTCTCGCCATCCTCGCCGTCCAGCATCTGCGCGATGCTCATCTGCAGCGCCCGGCTTGGGTTCGACTTCTCGTTGTCGTTCGCCAAGACCAGCATCATCTTTTTCTCGATGTCCCGGCGGACGAGGCCATATGCCCAGCGGACGTTCTCTGCCGTGCGGACACCCTCTGGGATCGACAGGATCAGGCTGATCTTGGTGACCTGCTCGTAGCCGCGCAGGTGGAGCGCCTCCAGCCCGGTGGAGGACTTGTGTTCGTACGCCGACCGGTCGAACAGGTCCATGATGTTGTCCAGCAGGTCGTTCGCCTCCTGCGTGGTGGGGATCTCGATCCGCTCGGCATAATTCTCCACCCGGCGGCTCAGGCTCTTGGTCGTGTCAAAGTGCCCGCCATGCACCAGCTGGAGGATGGTTTGCCGCATGTCCTCGGGAAGCTCGGTCTTCTTCCAGCGCTTCTTGGTGGGCGGCGCGGTGTCCTGCTCGATGGCGAGGATCGACCGGCCGATCATGCCGGTCGTCGCGGCCTCGTAATTGACCAGAGTGCTGAAGTTCTTCGACGTGGTGAAGCCAGAGATCGCGAGAAACGGCCTGTCGATGCCCTCGTCAAGCGTGTCCAGCTGGTGTTCCACCGCCTTCGCCCGCTCCAGCAGGTGGGGTTTCTCGCCCTCATCCATGGCCTTGTTCAGCTGGCTTAACTCCTTCATCAGCTGGGCGCGCACGTCTTCCTTCATGTCGCCCGAGACAATCAGCCGGCTGTCGCTCTTCGAATATGCCGACATCAGGAGTCCCATGACGCCCTCGAGATAGCTGGCACCGGACTTCTTCGCGCCGTCGATTTTCTGCAGCAGGAACCCCACCTCGTCTATCAGGTAGGTCGCCATCTGGTGCCGGGTCAGGTTGCGGGTGATCTCCTGCTCCGACTTGATGGTGCCATGCACAGCCGCCGACATCCCGCAGATGCTGATGATCTCGGCACAGGCCTGCATGATGCCTTCCTTGCCGGACCCGGATCCTGCCACGTTGAACAGGAACAGGTTGGGGATCGCCCGGTCCCGGTCGTCGCGGTACCGCAGGCCAAAGACCACGCCCATGACCCAGATCGCGGCCATGGACGCCAGTGTCTCGCGCTTCCGGCGTGTCCGACTCTCGATCCACGTCGCCAGCTTGCCGGCAAAGCCCGGGGGCCGCAGCGGGTCGAAGCTGGAGATGTCGATGGCCTTCGGGCTGGAGAACTCCTCCGGCACCTCAAAGTCGAACTCCTTGTCCGGCGTGAAGGTGACCGGCTGGACGTAGCCGCCCTGCTCGGCGTAGTGGATCAGCGTCCCCAGCGTGACCGGGTTGGCCGACCGGCCGAAGCTGTGCCACTTGTTGGACATGGCGGTGTCGTCGTACTTCGAGGACTGCTGGGACCATTTGTCCCAAAGCTCGAACGCCGCGCCGCCTGTAGCGTGGTGCAGGGCCATGCCGATCTTGACCCACTGGTCATAGTCCAGATCGTTGTTGGGAATGTGCCTGAGCATTTCCTCAAGGTCGCCGTGCGAGACGTCGATTGACCGGCCGCCTACGTCGGCACGATGCCGCTCCGGCACCTTCAGAAGCTCCAGCAATTCATCTGGTGCCATGTCGATGTCGTCAGGGCTGCCGTAGGCAATCTCGTACCGCGCCCCACTGGCATGCATCGACCCAGCGCCGACCACGAAGGCCGCGCCGCTTTTGAAGTCCAGACCGGGGTACTGGGGCAGGCGCGACACCAGCGCCATTCCCTCGGGCACCTTGAAGAACAGGTGCTTCGATCCGCCCCCGGATCCGGTGTTAACGATAAGGCCGGAGGACGCCACCGATGGCACGTCCTCCAGCAGCTTGGCATAGCTCTGCATGCCACCGTTGCGGGCGTCCACGTCCACCACGAGGGTCTCGCGCATGCTGATGCCGTAGCCGGTCTTGAAGTGGCCCATCATCTCCATGGTCTCGAGCTGCTCTTCGGACCAGTGGGGCGTATGCTGCCAGTTCGACACCCGGGGGTGCTTGAACAGGGACTTCTCAGGACAGTTGGGGTTCCCGCACTCACATTTCCCGTCCTTGCCACGGCCGTAAAGCCCAAAGACGCGAAATCCAGCCTCCCAAAAGATGCGGTATTCCATCAACTGTTAGCCCTTGTTCGGGAAGAGATATGCGTTCAGCTTCTCGATGGTCGAAATCGAGAAGGATTGGGTGGGGTTGTTGACGATATTCCTGATGGTGTTCGGATGCAAACCAGTCGCCTCCGCCACCTTCACATGTACGCGGTCTTTGAGGGCCTCGCGGATACGCACGAGATGCTCGTTGATAACAGCACGGATTTCGGGGTTCTTGGACACTTTTTTGTTCCTTTGGTTCAGTTCGTGTGTTGACAATCCCACAAATGGTCCGTAGGGTCAATGGCGTTGAGAAGGAGAAAACATGAGCGTACTCAATCAGATCTCGAAACCGAAGCCCCGCCCCCTCGCCGCCACGATCATCGGCGAGGCCGGTCTCGGGAAGACCTCCATCGGAGCCTGCTTCCCCAAGCCCATCTTCATTCGCTCCGAAGACGGCCTGAAGTCCATCGAAAACAGCCCGGTCGTCATGCCGGATGCGTTTCCGGTCCTCACCTCCCCCGACGACCTGTGGCCCCAGATCTGGGCGCTGGCCAAGGAGGATCACCCGTACGAGACGCTGGTCGTTGACACCGTCTCCACTCTGGACACCATGTTTGTCGACTATGTGGTCGACAGCGACCCGAACAAGCCGAAGAGCATCAATCAGGCTCTGGGCGGCTGGGGCGCTGGTCCGAACATGGTTTCCAGCATGCACCGCCGGCTTCGCAAGGGGTGCGAGTACCTCATTGACCGTGGCATGAACGTCGTGTTCCTGTCCCATGCGGACACCTCCACGGTGAACCCGCCAGACGGCAATTCATTCACCCGCTACACCATGCGGATGAACGAGAAGTCCATGCAGCCCTACGTCGACAACGTCGATCTGGTGGGCTTCCTCCGCCTCGAGACCTTCACCAAGGGCGACGGCGATGTGAAAAAAGCGATTTCCACCGGAGATCGCGAACTGGTGTGCCACGCGATGGCCGCCAACGTCTCCAAAAATCGGTTCGGCATCAGTGAGCCGATCCCGGTCAAAATCGGCGAGAACCCCCTCGCCCAGTTCATGAACAGCAAGAAGGAAGAAGCAAAGTGAGCGATTTCTGGAACCTCTCCGACGGCGAAGACGTCTCCCAAACCTCCACTGGCGAACATGATGCCGGCGGTGGCAACCTTGAGCCGATCCCGGCCGAAACCTCCGTCCTCGCGGCGATTGACGAAGCCAAGTGGGACAAGGATCAGCAGGGCAACCGCTTCATCTCGCTCCGCTGGTCAGTCCTGCGCCCCGATGAGTTCGAGAACCGCAAGGTCTTCCAGAAGCTCTGGGTTCTGGATGCTGATCCCCGCGCCAAGCCCGAGAAGGTCGCCCAGAAGCGTGACAAGGCCAAGCGCATGCTGGGTGCCATCGACGCCAATGCGGGCGGCAAGCTGCTGGCCAAGCCGGTCATGCCGACCGATGAGGCGTTGACCCTGCACCTGACGAACAAGCCGATGGTCATCAAGCTGATGGTCTGGTCGATGAAAGACCAGATGACCGGCGAGGTCGCCCGTGGCAACTGGGTTGGCGCGGTGTCCCCGAAGAGCGCCCCCATCTCCTCCCAGCAGGAGATCGAGCGCGCCAAGGTGGAGCAGGACTACGCGCACCGCAACAGCGCCGCGCAGGCTGCCAAGGCCAACCGCGATTTCTCTGATGAAATTCCCTTCTGATGGATCTCCCGGGAGGGGTTTAGGCCCCTCCCACCACCAACCAACCAACCTGAGGAAAACACATGGAATACTCGCAGAAGACCGCCACCGAGTGGATGGTCAATAATGGGTTGCAGCATTTTATGACCGGCAGCAGGGAGATCTGCAATCCGCCCGTTATGGACACTGATGTCGATTTTGTGATCCTGAACCTTGGCAGCCCGACACTGATTGAAGACGACGGATGGGTCGAAACGACAGGTTCCGATGAAAGCTATGATCACCAGCTGAACTTCCGGACATTCCGCTCCGGGGAGGTCAACCTGATCGTGGTCGACAACTATGTTGACTTCACCAAATGGCGTGTTGCCACTGCAGCCGCCAAGGCTCTGAACCTTCGTGACAAGCAAGCTCGCATTGCCCTGTTTCAGGGTGTCCTGTACGACAACTGGGGAAATTAATAATGGAACAGCGTTCGCCCGAGTGGTTCGAGGCGCGCAAGGGGCGCGTCACCGGATCCATGGTTGGGGCCATCCTTGGCCTTGACCCCAACTGCACCAGAGATGAAGCCATGCGCCGGATGGTGCGGGCAGCACATGGCGCGCCCAGTGAGTTTGTCGGCAACATCGCCACCGGCTGGGGCCAGACACACGAACAGGAAGCCAAGGAAGACTTCCAGTACAAATGTGGCTTCGAGGTAAAGCCGGCCCCCTTTGTCGTTCACCCGGATCTCCCGTGGCTCGGTGCCAGCCCTGACGGGTACATCCGTGGCGACATGCTGTTGGAGATCAAGTGCCCCTTTGGCTTGCGCGATCATGCCGCTCCAGTGCCGTTCAAGACCATAGAGGACCAGCCGCACTATTACGCGCAGATGCAGGTTCAATTGTTCGTCACTGGGCGTGAGGCTTGCCTGTTCTGGCAGTGGACGCCGAACGACAACGCCCTGTCCCGTGTGGACTTCAATCAAGACTGGATCAACCAGAACCTGCCGAAGCTGCAGGCCTTCTACGAGGAGTTTCTGGAGGAAGACCCGGCAGACCACCTCGCCGAGCGGCGCGTCATCATCGACAACCCCCGGGCGCTCCAGATGATGGCCGAGTACAATGACATGGTGGACGCCGAGGCGCGGGCGGCGGAGCGCAAGAAGGAGATCTTGGCCGAGCTGGTCGAAATGGTAGGCGGCAGGAACGCCATCATCGGACGACAGAAGCTGACCAAGATCAGCAAGGAGGGTGCGATTTCCTACGCCAAGGCGGTCAAGGAGCTTGCCCCCAATGCTGACCTGAGCAAGTGGCGCGGCAAGCCCTCCAGCTACTGGGTCGTGAAGTGAGCGCAAAGACCGAGGCTCTTGCATTCCGTATCTGGCGGTTCGCGGAACCGATGGAGTGGAACTGCTCCGCAAGAGAGATCGCAATCGAGATCGGCGTGTCGGTCAAGACGGTCTCTGCCGTGTGCAAGGCGAAAGGCTGGACCGGTCGCCTGCGCGTATCCCAACCCAGATTTCAGGATGTCCGGTATGGAGAAGAAGAAATTGACCTGCTGGATCTCAGAACTGAGGTCCAGTGAGCGGGAACTGATCCGCCAGCGCAATATCAACATCAACCTGCGCCGCCAGCTGGAGAAGTGCAGAAAGGACGTGGTCGAATACTGCGCCAAGTTCTGTGAGGAGCATGAGGTTCCAGATGGTGCAAGCCCGGGTCAGTTCTACGCTAAAGCCCTGAGGAGCATGATCGGAAAATGAACCAATTCATCGCAGGCAGAGATTTGCGGGGCCACCCGATAGCCACCTGCACATGCGGCAAGTGCGGGCACCAAGAGACCATCAAGTGCGACTTTGCCGAGAAGATCCGAGTTGGAGAGGCCCCTGCGGTCAACGAGGCTCAGGCCATCACGAAGCTGACCGCGACCGGATGGACCTACATCAAGAAGAAGCTGCTGTGCCCCAACTGTGAGGCGCAGCGCAGGAAACCCGCACCAGAAGCAAAGGAACCCGACATGACCACTGCATCCGCACCGCTGCGCCAGCCCACACGGGACCAAAAGCGGTTCATCGTGGCCGCACTGGAGGAGGCGTACGACGTCACCAAGCAGCGCTATCGTGACGCCGAGACGGACAAGACGATTTCGGACATGCTCGGCAACGGCATCATGCCCGGCTGGGTTGCCGCGATCCGCGAGGACATGTTCGGCCCGGACGGCAACGACGAACTGGTCACCCTGTCCGAGGAGGTGAAGGACTGGATGTCCAAGGCTGACCGCGCCCTCGCCAACGCCAATTCCGCCATCTCTGAGATGGTGGAGGCCCGGGGCAAGGTCAAAGAGATCAGCCTGCGCCTGAGCAAGCTGATCGCGGCCATCGGCCCCAAGGCGGAGAAGGTCTGACATGATCAGCCTCTTCAAGAAGAAGGTCGTCGTACCGCCTGCCGCCAAGAAGATCGCCGTCCACTGCTCGGACGGTCAGATCGTGGTCCACTTTGCCACCTACAGGACCATCAAGCCGAACGGCTCCCTTTGCCTCCACAACGCCAAGGACGGCAGCAACGTCATCGCCGACTACGCGCCCGGCGCGTGGACCTCTCTCACCGTAGGAACCAGAAAGGTGTCCAAGAAATGACCATCTCTGCTCAAGTGATCAGGCGCAGCACTCACGCCGGGTGCCCCGATCTGTTCTCAGTGCAGGCGCGCTATCCGCGCTTCATCCATGCTGAAACCAAAACCCACCGCATCATGCGGGTAGATGACATGCAGATTGAGGTCATGGAGGAGATCAGCTTGATGAACGACCCGATGCTCTCGCGCAGCGCAAGCTCCAGCAGGGCTATCCCGGTGGAGCGCATGATCGCCGATGTCATGGATGATCCCGCGCTCCCGGCGGCTTGGGGCCGCAACCAGAGGGGCATGCAGGCCGGCGATGAGATCGAGCGCAAGGAGGAGGCCATCGGCATGTGGCTGGAGGCCCGTGACCGCGCCGTGGACGCCGCATGGGACGCCCACAAGCTGGGCCTGCACAAGCAGATCGTGAACCGCCTGCTGGAGCCGTTTGGGCACATCTCGGTCATCATCACCGCGACTGAGTGGAGCAACTTCTTCGACCTGCGCCGCCATGAAGCTGCGGACCCTACCATGCGGGCGCTTGCCGATGCCATCTGGGAGGCCATGCAGGCCTCCACGGCGCGTCATGTCCCGCGTGAGTGCTGGCACACTCCCTACGACAATGGGAACCGCCCCTTGGTCAGCGCCGCCCGCTGCGCGCGGGTGAGCTACCTGAACCACGACGGCACCTCGCCCAGCGTTGAGAAGGACTTGGCTCTGGCCGACCTTCTTAGCACCCAGAGGCACCTGTCGCCATTCGAGCATGTAGCAACCCCGACGCCCGGCGAACGCCACGCCAACCTGACCGGCTGGTGTTCGTATCGTACGATGCATCTCGAATAGGATTTGTCGTTGACCTCACAATAAAATGTGATAAGAAGAACAAAACCACCAAGCGAGACCAAAATGACCCTGCGCCCGTACCAGCAAGAAGCCCATGACGCCATCATCCAGTGGATCAAGAAGGACCGGTCACCGTGCCTGATCGAGGCCGCTACTGGCGCAGGGAAGTCTCACATCATCGCCGCCGTGGCCGACACGATCCACGCCATGTCGAAGGGCAAGCACATCCTGTGCCTCGCGCCCAGCGCCGAACTGGTCAAGCAGAACGCCGAGAAGTTCAAGATGACCGGCAGCCCCTGCTCGATCTTCTCCGCCAGCGCCGGGCAGAAGAGCCTGCGGCACCCGGTGGTGTTCGGCACCCCGGGCACCGTCAACAACTCGATCAGCCGGTTCGGCAGCCAGTTCGCCGCTGTCGTGGTTGACGAGTGCCACGGGATCACGCCGACCGTCCGCAACATCATCGACGCCATCCGGGAACAGAACCCCAACCTGCGCGTGATCGGCCTGTCGGCCACCCCCTACCGCATGGGGAGCGGGTACATCTTCGCCCAGTGGCCGGATGGCAGCCCGGTGCGCGAGGACCAGACCAAGGATCCCTACTTCGCCGCCTGCGTCTACCGGATCCAAGCGTACGAACTGATCGAGCAGGGCTTCCTGACCCGGCCGACCATTGGCGAGATCAGCGTGGACGGGTACCAGACGCTGGACATGAAGCTGAACTCCCGTGGGCAGTTCGACGTCAGCGCCATCGACCGTGCATACCACGGGCAGGGCCGGAAGACCGCCGCCATCGTTGAAGACATCGTCCGCAAGGCCGCTTTCCTGCGCGGCGTGATGATCTTCGCCGCCACGGTGCAGCATGCCAAGGAGGTGATGGAGAGCCTGCCTCCCAGCCTGTCCGCCATCGTCACCTCCGAGACCCCCAAGTCTGATCGCGACAACATCCTTCGCCTCTTCAAGGCCCAGCAGATCAAATATATGGTGAACGTGTCCGTCCTGACCACCGGGTTCGATGCGCCGCACGTCGACCTGATCGCGATCCTGCGCGCCACGGAGAGCGTCGGCCTGCTCCAGCAGATCATCGGCCGGGGCCTGCGCGTGGAGGAGTTCAAGGAGACCTGCCTGATCCTCGATTACGCCGAGAACCTGCCCCGCCACTGCCCCGATGGCGACGTCTTCCACCCCAAGATCGAAGTGACCAAGGGCGATCAGGAGAAAGTCTTCATCAAGTGCATCTGCCCGGACTGCGATGCCGAAAACGAGTTCTCCGCCCGCCCGAACAACGAAGGATACGCCATTGACGAGAACGGATATTTCCTCGATCTGGACGGCCAGCGGATCTCCTCGGACTGGGGTGCCATCCCCGCCCACTTTGGTCGCCGCTGCCGTTCCCTGATCCGCTTGGCAGGTGACCGGGTGCAATGCGGATACCGGTGGACGTTCAAGCCCTGCCCTCACTGCAAGGCCGACAACGACATCGCGGCCCGGTACTGCATCGAGTGCAAGGGCGAGATTGTCGACCCGAATGAGAAGCTGCGGATCGACTTCAAGGCCCTGAAGAAGGATCCCACCCGCCGCCAGACCGATGAGGTGAAGTTCTTCAGCAAGCGCAGCCATATTGCCCTGAGCGGCAAGGAGACGTGGCGCTGCGACGTGGTGACGAACTACCGGTCCTTCTCGTACTGGGTCATGAAGGAGCCGAAGAACAGCTTCCAGCGGACTGAACTTGCAAACCTGAACGCTCTTGGCGATGATGCCCCGGAGACGATTACTTATCAGAAAGACCCCGATAGCGGTTTCTACCGGGTCTTCGCTTACAATGGAAAACCGGATGAAGCTCCCAACTGACATCGCGATCTACGGGGACACGGACTTTCGGGGTCCGTGCCCCAAGGAGGTTCTGGAACAGGTGACCTTCTTCTCTCGCCTGCGCCGCGAATATCCCACCACCCACGGGGCACTGGCCATCCATGCCCGCAACGAGGGCAAGAGGACGCTGCTGCAGGCTGCAACCGAGAAGTCGGAGGGTCTCACCACAGGGGCCACCGACATCATCATCCCCGGCGCTCCTGCGTTCGTCTGTGAGCTTAAGCGCCGCGACCACACCCTGTCCTCCATCCATAAGGCGCAGCTGGACTATCTCAGGGCCGCCAAGGCAGCAGGGTGCTTCACATGCATCGCCCTTGGGGTGGATGCGGCGTGGGAGGCGTTCCATGTCTATCTGGGGCGATAAGCGCCCCAGCGACCGCATCAAGGCGGTCCTGACCGGCAAGGTTGAACTGGAGAGCGAGGAACCCGGGATCCAGTCCGCCTGCAGCAAGTACATTTTCGATGGCGCGAAGTCCGTTCTCGCGATACGAGACAAGGAGAAACGCCGCAAAGCTCTGGATCGGTTGCCCGCGCTGATCCGCCCCCACATCGAGCGAGAGGTGTGGCGTCAATTCATGAACGGGAAAACCTGATGCGCTTTTTGATCACCCTCAACATGCCGTCCCGCAAGGGCGAACTGGTTCATCAGGTCGTCTGTGAACACCAGTCAGGCAGCATGGAGGAGTTTCTGGAAGCCCTGCAGGAGAACGACTTCCTGCTGGTGCAGGAGTTCTACCGCAAGGCCGACAGCTTCGGGTTCTTCCCAGTGGGTCCGATGATCCTGAACACCATGCACATCGGCAAGGTCAAGCTTGAGGCAAGCGAGGAGCGGGGATCTCAGGGCGTTATTCCCAAACAACCCCGATAGTGCCAGCTGTGAAGTTGTACGAGGATCCGGTGATCTTGATCCTGATGCGATCCATCGCGCCGGAAAGCTCTGGCGTGTAACCGGAAGACATGACGATAGCCCCGGTCGAGGTGTACATCAGGGATCCGCTTTCGACCCAAGTATTGCTTCCGTTCAGCTTGTCGAAGGTGATCATTCCGCTGTGCGGGTTTGCCGATGCGGACGGCAAGGTGACCACGATGCCCGAGGTGGAATAGTTTTGCCCGGTTCCGCCATTGATGCCGCCGGCAGATGACGCATATCCAGCTGTTGAAAACGACGAGGATCCGGCCTGAACAATGATGTCGCTGGCGGTGTTCGACCGAACGTCCTTCAGGATGATCTTGACGCGCTTTGCCCAACTTGGGATGCCGATGAACTCTTTCACGTTACCAGAAAGCGTGGTGAAGGTATCATCAGTCCAGTCGGTAGCAGCGCCCTGATTGAGGTTGTTGGCCTGCAGGAACGACATGGCTCCCAAGGGCGACAGGAGAACTTCATTCGCTGTGCCGGCTGCGGCCTGCGGGCCGGTGGCAACGATGTTGCCGTAGGCGGAATTGGCCTCCAAGGTGTTGGTTCTGATCGCCTTGGCATCCACGTAGTCGGCCGAGAGATCGCCGTACGAGATGATGCCACCAGATCCGCTGACGAGGGCCGCAGAGATCGAGAACGTCACGGATCCGGCCGATGATGAGGTGACCACCCAGTTGCCATTGTAGCCGGACGGGGTGACACCGCCGACCGTCACGGTCGACCCGACCGGAATGACTTTGGTGCCCGGGAAGGTCACGGTTGCAACGTACGGACCCGGTCCAGACGTGGTGGAAGAGGAGATCGAGGCGGTCTTGCCGATGGACAGGTTCGTGCCGTCGAAGAGCAGATCGTCAGAACCGACCAGCTTGGTGCCGTCATTGTAGATGACCTGACCAGACGTGCCGACACCAGTGAACGGCGTGTCCGCGTAGAACACGTCGGTTCCGTCGCAATAGATCGACCGTACGGAGTTGCGCTCCACGGTCACGTTCTTGGTGGTCGCGACGTTCGCGCTGCGGACGGTCAGGGTGAACGACGACGCAGCCGACTGGTTCATCACCACCCACTGACCTGCCACCCCAGACGGAATGGTCAGGGTGACATTGCCGGTGAACGCGCTGGTCGACGTCTTGACGCACATCGACTGGATCTCGTCGGTCGTCAGGACGTGATCGCCGGTCAGCGTGGCGAAGGTCGCGGCGTTGCCGAGGACGCTGTCCAGAATGCCGAGGTCCGCGTTGACGAGGGTGCCCCAGTTCGGAGAGGTCGAACCAAGGACCGGCTGCGTCAGGGACTTGTTGGTGGTGGTCGACATCAGATGCTCCTGTTTGCGACTTCCAGCGCCTGCACGATGGCGCTGTCGGGCTGCTGGAGAAGGGCTTCGGTCGCAGCGCTTTGACCCTGTTTAGCACGTTCGGCCGCCCGCACCAACTGATCTGCGGCAGCCTCATGGCTGGAGACACGGCCACCACGCTTGTAGGCCTGAGGTTCCGTCTCATCGCCGGACTGGTTGCCAATCATCGAAAGGGGGTTGCTGACGTACGCCTGCGGCGTGAAGCGGTCGATGTTCCGTCCCGCAGCCCCGGCGGTGTACGCAAGCTTCCCACCAAGCTTTGGAGAGGCCAGCAGGGCACCGCCAGCCACGGCTGCAGGGTGGACGCCAAGCTGGTACAGGCCGCCACCCAGCAGGAGGTCTCCCAGACCCTGAATGCGGGATGGGAACCAGCTGGACAGCGCACTTCCGGCGATCATGTGGGCAAGGTACTTTCCGCTTTGCGTGGAGGAAAGCATCTTGAGGAGGTCCATTTTTCGGTCATTCCCCAAGGCCTTCATCAGCTTCGCGATGCGTGTGCTGTCGCCAGCGTTTGCGCTTCCCACCAGCTGCTGCCGGAGATCCTTCATCTGCTCGATCCAGTTTTGGTAACGCTCCATCATTCCGGCGTACGTAGCATCATGGGATGCAATCGTGTCTTTGACTGCGCCTGCGACAGATCCGAACTTCCCCTCAAATCTGGTGCCACGAAAGGACTGGGCGATGTCCTGAATGGACTGCTTCAAGACATCAAGATCCTCCATGGTGGCAACGCGAGGATTATTTCCGATGTTGTTGATGGTGTCTTGGATCTGGTTTTTGACGTCAGCCATGGCGCTACGGGCAGCATTGAAGCGCGTGGTGGTGCCGTGCGTGTTGACGAAATTCTCCAGATCGTTCATCGCCGAAACGATTTTCCCCATGGGGAGTTGAACGTTGGATGAGGCAATCCCGGCGCGGGACGTGAGGTATTCTTGGCTTGCCTTCTGCTTGAGTTCATTTAGCGCGTTGACAGCAGTGTCGGCAATTTCTTGAGGGTTCCCCTGTTTTCCAACAAACCTCTTGAAGACCTCCTGACCGGCCTTGTCGCCGGATCTGCCGATCTCCTGAGCCATGTCCAAAGCAACCTTCGGAACACCGGAAGCAGCGGATGCGGCGCTCTTGCCAACCGCACCGGCCAACTTCGAAGGGATCTTCGCTGCGGCAATAGCGCCCTGAATAGGATCCGCAACCTTCGCTGCGATGTTCAGCGCGTTGACTGCCTTCTCGCCAACACCAGCCGCCTTAAGGCCGCCACCGACGCCGGGAATAAGTGACGCTGCATCCATTCCGATGAAGAACGGATCCTCGGCCAAACGCTTCTTGAAGCCGCCCCAAGATCCGTAGGTGTCGGCGTATTCGTTCAGCAGGGCGTTGAGAGCGCCCTCTTTCTCGGGGTGGCTCTCGCCCCCCAAAGCGCCAGACGCCTTGGACGCAATGCCTGAGCCAAGCTGTTCAAGACCCTGCAGGGTTTCGGAAGGGTTGGTCGCTGCGTGATAGAGGCCAGAGAACACACGCTTTGCGCTGGATGGCGTGTTCTGAACAGCCTGAGACAGGACATCACCTATGCCCATGTTCTCGTAATCAGACGCGGGTTTGCTGACCATCTGATCAGTCTGGGGTGCAGCATGGGGTACGGCTGGAGCAGTTTGTTCGGCCGATGTGGCCGCGCCACCGGACAGGCCGGGAAAGACCTTCGACCAGTCGGTGGGGGCCTTGGGTTCATTGCCACCTTGAGGAAGCGTCCAATCTGAAATGGCCATATGTTAACCCCCTGCCTGATACGGGATGAAGTACCGATACATGCCGTCCGGCGCGTTGCCGCCGAGCGCTGTGCTGATAAGGCCTTGAGCTTCTTCTGGAGACAAGGTTCCGGAGGTCAGCAGTTCCATCACGGTGTGCCCCCCGTCCGCAGAACGTGTGCCTCCGATCTTTACAAGGCGCTGCATCGCATCGCGCTCGGCATCGTACCGTCCGTTGAGGCGGGAGAACATCTCCGCCGCACCAAAGACGGTCTTGCCGGGGGTCTGCTCTGCATAGTCCGCGTACAGACGGTCCTTGTCGATGGCCTTCTGCTGCTGGACAAGGATATTGGCCATGATCGCCGCGTTTGCATCCGGCGTGATGTTGCCGTTGGGCATGCCGTTCGCAATCGTCATCAGGGCCTGAGCGCTGCTCTGATCGGCACCTTGAGCGACAACCGTGGCGGCTGCGGTGCGGATCTTGTTCAGCACATCAGCATCCGTATCGGCGTTCCCCAAGTAGTTTGGCCCAAATCCCGGAATGCCGGCCAGCATGGAGTTTACATACTTCACGATCTGGGCGCGGGCCTCGCCAAGAGCGCCGGGCTGCATGGAAGCAGGCTGGGCGAGGTAGTCGGAGATCGCCCTGACCTGTTCCACGGTATTGTCATGCATGCCCAGAGCGGACGTGGCGTCAGCATTCACACCAGCGCGGATCTGTGCGCTTTGAGCGATTGCGGCGTCATAATTTGGCCCGTTGGTGTAGCTGCCTTCCCGGGCAAGGATTGCCTGACCGGTTTTGTCGGAGAAGATGTTGTTCGACACCGCGCCCTGCTGCTGCGCGTCCGGTGCGGCCACCCCTGATGCGGCAGCCTGCGCCCTGACGGATGCAACCTCCTGCGGACCAAACTGAGACTGCATGGCGGGGTTCGACATAAAGTCCCAGTAGCTGACAGGCTGGCCGTTGGGCAGGATGACCATGGCCTGACCGCCTTCCGGCTTGAAGAAGCGCAGGGCGGTGGACTGGATCTTGGTCTGCTCGGTCTGAGCTTTGGTCTGCTCGATGTCTGCAGCCTGCTTCTGCAGCTGGCGATAAGTGTCGCTTCCAGCGCCAACACCGGAAATCAGCGCACCAAGCGGAGAAACGGTGGGAGCTTCGGCTGCGCGGCCAAGCCCGCTCAGAAGCGCCATGACGGCGTTCGAGTTGAGAGATCCGTTGGGGTTGTGGAAGAACTTCCCGATGAAGTTCCGCTGGTCCCAAGGCTTTGAGGATCCGAAGATGCCGGGCGAACCCTGCTGCGCGGGCGCGTTGATATTGGCCGCGCCAAGGCCACCATCATTCGAGCCGACACCGGTGGAATAGTAGCGGCCTTCAGGGGTTGAAGCGGGCATACCTCTCAAGACGCTAGGATCAACCCCAGCGTACTCCAAAAGGCCATTCAGCCGAGCCGGATCATGCCATTGAGCGATGCCGAATGATACGCCGCCCTTGTCATCAGGATTGAACGCATTGGGGTCAACCCGGGAGTAGCTCTCGACCATCAAGTTGCCGACCGCGCCAGCCGCCTGCACTGGAGTTGCGCCCTGCTGGATCAGGAAGTTGTATGCCGTTTGAGCATTTTCGGGAAGCTTGGACAAGTCGCCGGACTGGGCGGCGCGGTAGACGTCGTTGGCGTAAGAAATACGCATCCTGTCAGCATCAGGGGCAGCGCCCTCGTAAATGCTTCTGAATGAGATAGCGGCATCGCCGGGAGTGGCAAACTGGCTCTTCAGGAAGCGATTATACTGCGGACTTTGAAGCTCTTGCCACATGTACCCAAGCTGTTTGTCAAGCGGGACCGCCGAAGCAAGATTTCCGGACGGGATTTTGCCGGTGTCCACCATCATATCAGAAGAAGGCCTTGCTGGAACGACATCAGATCCAGAAGCGCCGAGATCAGCGGTGGGTGCGGGCGCAACTTGAGCAGCGCCGAGACCGGCAGGACGCGGCTGCGGACGAGCGGCTGCCAAATTCAAGGCCGCCTGACCAGCGGGTCCGGGCATGGGGCGCGGAGAGTTCAGCATCGGAGGCTGACCGCTGCGGACAGGGACGTCCCAAGCTTCTTCGAAATTCAGGTTGGGCCTTGCATTCGGAACCACACCGCCAGCTGGGGTTTGGCCGCTGCGGATGGGGGTATCCCACGCCTCAGTGGGCATTTGGGGGTGCCACGTCTCAGGCATCGTCGGGCGCGCAGCCAGCCCACGATTTTTGGCGATGTCCCACTCTTCTCCGGTGGGGATCTCTCCGCTGCGGATGGGAGTGTCCCAAGCTTCGGTGGGCATCTCAGGACCATTTGAGGTCAGTCCTCGCGGAAAACCACCGTCGTAATATCCCTTCCGGTTTCCGGCAACGCCGCCGGAAGCCATGCCGCCGGCAGCCTGCATGAGCTTCAAGACGTCACCAATGGAGCTTCCCTTTTTCTCCATCTGCGGGGCTTCTGCGATCATGAGGCCGCCGACCGGAAGATTGCCTTCTGGCACGTAACCAGCGCCACCGATGGGCTGCTGACTGGCCGACATCGGCCCCGACACACCGCCGCCAGACGCAAAGCCGAGCCAGTTGCGCGGCGAGGTGGACGTCGTGGTGGATCCAGACAGAGACCCGGTGCCCATGGCGATGTTGGCGAGGAACTGGGCGACTTGGAAGGGGTAGCCCTGCTCCTGCATGAACTGCTGGACCATGGCGTCCTTGCCGGCCTGCTCGGTCTGCTGCTGGAGGGTGCCAGCGCCGATCTGCGCCTGAGCGCCCTGCAGGCCAAGCTGCTGCGTCTGAGCGCCAAGGCCCGCCAGCTGCGCGCCGCCCTGCATCTGCCGGGCAAGGTTGGCCTGACGCGCCGCAAGATCTGCTGCCTGCTGACCCTGAGCGATGCCAGCCGCCACGTTGTAGCCCTGATTGGCGATGTCGGCCATGGTCTTGCCCATAGCCAGCTGGTTCTGCTGGTTCAGGTTGGCGGCGGCGATGCCAGCCCGGTCCCCGCCGAACGCACCAGAGGACGCTGCAGCGCCAAGAGCGCCGGACTGCGCTTGCTCGTTGGCTTGGTTCATCAGGGCGGCAGTGGAACCCTGAACCTGAGACAGGTAGGGCGAGAGGTACTTGTTGATGTCCAGCCCGCCAAGGTCAGCAGCACCCATGCCGGCGTTCGTGGCCGTCAGCGCGGAGGACATGTAAGGCTGGTACGAATTGGCTGCAGCGTTGATGCCAGAGATGCCGGCCATCTGCTGCGGGTTGATCTGGGCGACAAAGTCGGAGGCCTGATTGCCATACCGCTTGAACGGGTTGTTGGCAGCGTTCTCCGCTCTGGCATTGATGGAGTTGTAGCGCGCAAGCACTTCGGGCGGAATGCTAACGGAGGAAGAAGAAGTTGCCGTTTTGCCGCCCATCGGACTACCCTTTTTTCAGACCGGTTTTCGCGCCGTAGAGGAAGTATACACCAGCAGGTTCGCCGAATACACGGGCATAAAGGCGAACCTTCGCCTCAGTCCGATCATTCGACAGAACACCAATCGACAGTGGCAACCCCAGCTCGTCCGACACGCTCTTCGCAAATTCAGCCAGCTTTCTGGCCCGTCCACCCTTCGCAGACCGGAAGTCGGCGTCAACAAAGATCGCCTTCTCCTCGATGATGCGCTCGGCACTGTACCACATCTCCCCGATGTTCAAAAGTATGGCAGCTTCGAGTTTTCCACCCACGGGGCCGATGACACCAATGATGCCGGGGATCTGCTTGGTAAGGACGCCATAGATGGGCTGTGCAAGCTTGCCCACGTCAGGCTGGATGAAGGCATTTTCCTCAGTGGCGCTGATTGCCAGCCTCATGACCTCGTGGAAATCATCAAGAACTGCAGTCCGAACCGCCACGTCATCCATCATCCTAATCCTTTTTTGGACCCGGCAACCGCTGCAGGGTCTTGATCGTCTTTTGGCGCATTTTCTTGACGAAGGCATCCAAAATCTTGTGGCCGTGGTCCAGATCTCCGCCGCCAATGTGCGTCACGTCCTCGGGCGGGATCACATATTCTCCGCCAGCCGCGACAATCGGAACCCCATCAGTACTGCCCCCGCCGGCCTTTGGGACGTAGCTTCCAATCGGGTTGACGCCAACGCCGTTCAGCCCCTTGGACATGAGGCCGCCAGAGAAAGTGTCGCCGCTGGCCCCGGGTCCGCCGCCGTTCACCATGTCGCCAAGGCCCTTGTACCCTTGGCCGAGCGCGGAACCCGCCATGTAGCCGACAGGCCCTGCCACAAGGCCGCCGATGAAGGGAGCGGCCTTACCCCAGAAACCAGTCCCACCGGAATTGCCGGCCTCACCAGCCTGCTGGTGCTGGCCAAACGGCTGCCAGCCTGCACCCGGGCCGCCACCGTTCACCATGTCCCACAGGCCGGTGTAGCCGCCACCTTGCGCGGGCGCGGACTGAGGCTGGGACAGGTAGCCCTGCAGCCCCTTGGGGATAGCCGTGCCCCACCGGTCGTTGTCCTGCTTGGCATACATCGCAGCGGCCCGCTGGTTGGCCTCATAGCTGGCGCTGTGGGCGGGCGTGGGCGCAGCAGCGGGCGAGGACACAGCCTTGCCTGCCGTCGACACCGGGGCGCTGGCGGCCCGTCCGCTGTCCGCAGCGCCGCCTCCAGCCTTGTGCGGCATGCTTGCGCCGTACGGCATGCCCTCGGCCCCGTATGGCGTCCCAGAGGTTCGGTCTGGCGCTGAGAAGATGTCCTTGGCGACTTTGAAGCCGGCCATGCTGTTGCCTTCCCCCATAGCTGAGATGATGTCGGCCGGGATCACGTAGGAACCAGACGCCACATGCATGGGGAGATGGTCGGTGCGGCCCGCCACCGAACTGTGGATCGGCCCGGAGTGGACCTTGACCGATCCACCGGTAGCGCGGCCCTTGCGCGCAATGTTCAGCGCGGCCGCAACGGCCTGCTTCTGCGGGTGGCCTGATTGGACAAGCTCAGCGATATTGCTGGAGATGGCCTGCTGGGATGAGCCGGGAACAAGCGGCATTTTGACCTCACGAGTAGCTGACGGTGACGACCTGACCGGTGCCCGGCGCGATGACGATACCATTGTTCGTCGGCATGTTCACTTCAACAATGCCGACCGTGTTTGGGATCGAACAGATCGGGTTGGTGGTCGCAGATGCGGATGTTGCATCGTACGCCATTCCGGGTGCGGACCCGGCGGAGATGACGGAGATCCGGGCAAGACGGCCCTGCCCGGAGGAGATGGAGGTTGCGGCCGAGATGCCGTTTGAGACCTTGTCGCCCTGAACCTGCAGGAACGTCGTCCCGAGGTTGCTCAGGGCTTTGACGATGTTCTGGGAAGCTGTGAGGATGTCAGAGAGCGATGCCATCAGAATTTCCCGTCGGGCTGGAAGCGGTAGCGGATGTTGCCGAGACGCCAGAACGACCCGATGTCAGAACTGCTGATCTTGATCGAAAGCAGTCTGGCGCGCAGGCGCGGGGTGACGAAGTTCGGCGAGGTCTGGGTCACGGTGTACGGGCCGTATACCTGAGGATCCTGACCGGGATAGTCCGCCGCGTAGAAGGTGATCTGGACGGAGGCATTCTGGTCCTGCGCCCATTCGCCCCACTTCATGTCCGCCCAAACCTGATCCACGAACGTCTTCAGGTCGCCCTCCTGCAGGGCGAAGTAGCCGGTCTGGAAGCTGGACAGCATGGCGGTGCCGTCAGCATCAGGAGACGTCTCGTGCTGCTGGACGTAGTTGCGGTTGCCGGTGCCCATCGGAGGCCCGAAGACGCCTTGGTCGATCCACGCCGTCCGCGTCATGCTGCCATAGTCCCACTGGTTCAGGATGGCGTTGTACTTGACATAACGGCTGGGCTGACCCTCCGTGGACGTGCCCTTGCTGGAGATGGTCGGGTAGTACCATGAGATCTCGCCGAAGCGGCTGTTGGGCGCGCAGCGGACGTTCTCGATGTAATCGAAGTCGAGGTTCTGGAAGATGACGTCCCAGATCGGGCAAGGCACAACCTCCACGCCGCCGCCGCTCAGGCGGAAGAACTGGCTTTGCGACATCCAGTAGACCGTGCCGGATAGGACGCCAGCTGCCTTGCGGCTGACAAGCCCACAGCCCGCGCCAAGTTCGTTGAACGAATAGATCAGGGGCTGGTTGATATACTGCATCGACCAAACGCCGATGTCCGTCCACAGCAGGCCCTGCTGCGGCCCCTGCATGCCCCCGACGATCTTCGACCCCTTGGGGATGCGGAAAGAGCCAGCCTGATTGGTGACGGTGCCGATCCAATCCGCGAAGTCGCCGATGTCGCACCACCGGACCAGCATGGGATCTTTGACGCCAGTGAAGCTCGATCCGTAGGCAACGATCTGCCGCTCTGGCATGGCCACAAAGCACCCCTCGTTCACCAGAGGGGCGTAGGGCATGATGTTGCAGTGGTCGGAGGCGCTGGGGTTCCAGTAATAGATCGCCCCGTTGTGCGGCGAGGCGATCAGGTACTCACCCCAGTTGTCCAGCGCCCAGTCGGGCAGCGCAGTGTCTGGCATATCGAAATACCAGTCGGTCACCGTCACGGTGCCGGTCTGCGCGGTGTGGGTGCCGGACGCTGCGAATGTGAAGGATCCGTCGGAAGACGTCTTCACGATGTAGGTCGAATTGAAGCTGGTGGTGCCGGTGATCTGGACGGTCGATCCGGCCGTCACGTTCATGCCAGCCAGCACGGCCGTGGCGGTGCCCCCGCTGCTGGAGATCGAGACGCCAGTGTAGGTTCTTCCTGCGCTGAACGTGACGCCCGTGCCGTAAGCCCCAGCGCCGTACGAGCCGGAGCCATACCCGGCCGGAGGCGAGGATGCCTTCTGCCCGATATAGTACGTGATGCGCGCATTGCCACCGTTCATCTCCACCGTGTCCGCAGAGGACGCGGCGCTGGATCCCGAGATGTAGAACGTGTCGGCGGTGGGTTCAGGCTGGGCGAGGACCAGATAATTCCCGTAAAGCGTCAGGCCGCCAACCTCGGTCGGCACCAGAATGGTGAACGTCGAACCCGGGGTGTAGCCATGGTTTGCCAGCGTGACTTCGACGTTGGGAGATGGTGGGGAAGTGGTGGTCGTGAAGGACGGGACAGCGCCACCGCCAACCACGTCTGACGTGGCTGAGACAGGGATGCCAAGGATGTTCCGGGCGATGATCTTATAGCTGTCGCCGGTCTCAGCGATGCATGGGTAGAACCCGGAAAGCACCAGACCGCCGACGCTGACAGGCGTTTCCAAAAAGATTGCATCGTACGAAGAAACGTTGGATCCGTCGTCCTCGATCAGGACGTCAGAACTGGTCCCGGGCGTCGTGTTTGTGGTGAACAGCACGGGGACGTCGATGGTGTATTGCTGGGGAGACCGGTCAATCATCCCGGCCTGACCCAAGCTGGTGTAGAGGGCCTTGATGGTCCCGGCCGCCAAATATTGGTTGTCGTTCGTGTCAGACCACGAATGCAACGCCCTGACGGTCTCTGGAAGCGGGGACTGGATGAACTTCTGCCAGCCGCCCAGCTTTTGCGGCAGCCCGATGCCCTGCCGATCAGGCATGAACCGGATCAAGTTGCTGTAGGAGATCGCAGCCTCGTTCAGGGCCGGCGTCCGGTTTTCGTCAACACCGGGGATCAATTTCAGGCTGGCGTGGGGCATGGATCAGCCTCGGGTCGGGGTTGCGGCCGCCGCCGGGGATTGCGACGACCAAGCAGCAGCTTCGAACTTTTTGCGGGCCTCTTCGACCGACGCGGACTTGAGCAACAGCTGGTACTGGGTCTCGTAGCTCATGGCCATCTGCGGGTCATCGCTCTCCTTGCCGAAGTTCCGCTGGTAGGCCGAGATGTAGATCATGGAGGCCATGATCAGGAGATCCGGCAGGTACTGGCCAATGAAGGTCGTCTGGTTTGTGCTGGACGGCGGCGCGGGGCGGATCGTGCCCACCACCTCAACAAAATAGTCGTCACCCGGGACCGGGCCGACGAAGAACAGCGTCTCGTTGAAGGGCGCGAAATATTTGGGCTGACCCCGGTTTGCCGGCAGTGCGGATCCGCAAACGGCGTCCAAAAACTCCTTGGTGGTCGGCAGGAGAGGGACACGTTCACCCGCGTCAGGGTCCGAGTTGCCAAGCGGCAGGATCAGGTTCAGCTGTTCGCTGACCACAAACGATGAGCCGTCCGGCAGGTTCTGGGAGAAGCTCAGGTTTCTGTTGCCAGCTGTGAGCTTGTAGCCGTTGCCGTGAAGGGAGACCGACGTGAACATGAGGTCCAGATCTCGGCAGATCCTCAGGTTCGCATAGTCAATCATCGCCGGCAGGATTGCCTGAAAGTTCGGATCGGTCGGGCTGACCACAGCCATCTGGGCGATCTGGGTCACGTATTGGTCGTAGGTCAGTCCCGGCATGTCTTCACCCCTTGCTGGCGGCCATCATAGCCCAATTAGCCAGACCATCCAACTGGCTTCCGCAGGCGCGCAGGGAGCGCCTATCCCTGCCCCATAGCACTTCCACTTCCTGATCCGTAAGATCGCGCTGTGGCAGCGTCACAGGGGCCGCGCAGCGAGATGTGAGGCTGGGCGGCGGTGATACTGGGTCAACGCTGGTTGAGACGCAGGACGCGAGACACAGGAAGGCAAACAGAAGACGGGGCCTGAGCATTTGCGGCATCCTCCAGCTGGTGGGCGAAAGCATCCCTGTCAGCCTCGGCAGCAAGACGCTCGGCCTCCTTGCGTGACGCCAGCTCTGCGGCGGCGATCTGCTTTTTTTGGGAGATGATCACCGCGTCCTTCGATGTCGCGGCACCCTCTCGGTACCCGATGGTGAACGTCGAAATGATCGCCACGCCAATGATGACCGCGATTACCTCAGTCCTTCCAAGCATAGATTGACCTCCTCGCGACGACGGTTGACCAGACCGGGCAGCCTCACGCCCTTGGCGTAGACGTATTCGCCCATCTTCCGGCAGGCTTGCGTCAGGCTCCCCGCGTTCGCAAGGGGTGCTATCCTCTTGGCGAAGACGTCGACGCCCAAATTGTAGGAAAACGACACGAATGACGCAAAAGTCTTGTCGCTGACTGGAACCTTTAGAGCGGCGTCAACCCCAGCCGCGAACTCCGCCACCCGGCCAGCGGCCATGGCTTTGCACTGCTCCAGCGTGTAGGTATCGCCGATCTTCACGCCCCGGGTCTCACCCATGCACACGGTGGGGATGCCCACGGGATCACGGTAGGCCGTCAGCTTCACGCCCTCAAACCCGGTGATCAGGGTGACGGCAAGCCCAATCGCCGCAGCGCGCTTCCTCATCTCAGGTGCCCCATCGGATTAATCGCAGCCCTCATGGTGATGGTGCCGGCACCGGTCAAAATCAGCATGAACGGGGAGGCGTCACCAAACAAAGCATACGAAAGTGTAGAAGCATACCCCATTGGGGTAAATGCGTCCACCAGTTCGATGATGCCGCCAATAAGCGGCACCAGACCGATCCAGAACGTCGCAGACTTGACCCGGACGTATTTTCTGATCAGCGTTTCAAATACCACGTCAGCAGCCCCCCGCCGATCAGCCAGAACCCCTTGTCCAAGATCTTCTCGATCACGCCACGGCTGACGGACGCCGTCTCGAGGGCCAAAAGCTTGCCTTCAAGCTTGGACTGGGCGTCGTCGTAGCGATCCATGCGCTTGAAGAGAGTGACCATCCTCTCCTCCATGCGGGCCATGGTGACCATGGCTTCCGCCATCTGGTCGAGCTTCGTTTCAATGCGGGCAAGGCGGTCTTCGGTCATTTGGCGATCTCGTCCATGATTGACAGGAGTGCGCGGAAGCAGGCCACAGCCTCCCCCGCGATGTCTTCACGCTCACGGAACCGGTTCAGTTCTACCAGAGCGCTTTTCCTGTCATCCCATGTGAGATGGGCTGTCGGGAAACCTTCCAACCGGCGGCGCATGATTTCGCCGCCCATAAGGTGCGCGCCCGTCAGCACGTAGGCCGCGCCAGCAAGGCGCTTCTCGTCTGTCAGGCTAGAGGCATAGGCCGTGGCCGCATCAGGCGTACCAGCGGCTATGCCGAGTGCGTCGATGTCGTCAGAGAGACGGTCGACGCGGTGAAGGCATGGATCCAGCGTGGGATCCACGACCAAGTGGATGGCGCGCAGAGCCTGCAACCATCCGGCGTACCAGTGAAGCGGGGGTTGTCCCGATGCCATTGCCTTGCCCACGGGGTGGGCTTCACAGGCGTGGTGCAGATCCCTTGTCGCCTCCCAAAGCGGTCCCGGCATCATATCACCTCATAATAAGGCTGCGTGTTCAGCAGCATGCTCAGGCTGACGTTGACGTCGCCAGTGCCCAGAGCCTTAACCTGAATGACGTCTCCTGTCACGAGGTTGAAGTCGCGCATGGGCAGCACATTCAGCTGTCCGGTGTGTACATCGTACGATGGCATGACGTAGTAGGTCTTCACGCCCTCAACCTTGACCACGATGATCGCGATGGGCTGCGGGGTTCCCTCGGACGTGCAGGCGGACATTGCCGTGATGACGGCAGTGACGCTGCGCTCGATGTAGGATCCGTCCTGCTGAAGCTCTTTGTAGCCGGGAACCTGATAGATGGTCAGGAAGTGGTTGGTGGTGCTGTACGGTTCGTACGTGTCAACCAGCGCCACCTCGTAGGTGTTGATGGGGGCCGCGAGGGTCTTGATCCAGATCGGTGTGAACTCCGATCCGTAGATCTCTTGGATGCCGGATGTCAGGTCGCCATATCCGGTCAACACGCGGATCCGGGTTCCAGCCCCAATCAGCGTCTGGTGAGCGTTCGCCAGAGCTGCCGTGCCGTTGATGTCCTTCTCCACCGTGCCGCCGCCGCTGACCAGCTGGATGGCCTGCAGGAGGTCGGACGATGCGTAGATGGTGACCGTGGTGTAGCAGATGGCTGCCACGGTCTGGGGGGCGTTCAGAACGCCACCAGCGGCCCGGACGATGCGAGTATAGAGCGCGGTTCCCGCAACGCGCTGCGGGGCGTTCCTGACAGCAGAAGAGGCGAACAGGACGCGAATGCGCTGAGATGTGCCGCGAACGGTTTGGGCTGGATTAAGCAGCCCGGCCGACGCATAGTGCATCTTCCGCCGGGCTGCGGTACCGGAAAGCGTCTCGGCGGCGTTCCTAAGCGTCCCGGCGGCATAGACAAGCTTGCTGGTTCCGACAACGGATACTGGGGAACTGGCAAGCGGTTCTGTTGCGCTGAACATTTAGTGGCCTCCGATGTCGTGGTCAGAATACCACAGCAATGCCGCAGCGGACTAGGTCACACAGTCGGCCAGATCACGTTGAGGGGGAAGCCGGGCTGATCAGTGACATCGCGCAGCTTTTGGCGGTAATCGGCCCACTTCTGCTTGTCGACATTGACGTCTGGCAGCTGAGTCCAATCAGATGCTGCCAGCTTCTGATCGCGCTCCGCCCGGACGCTGTCGGCGACACCCTCAGTGCGCTGAGAGACTTCCTCTGGCGTCGCCTCGGTCACAAGCCACTGCTGGATCCACTGACCGTTCTCGAGGACCGGATCAACCTGAGCAATGTTCTGGGTGATCGGATCGAACGACTGAGGGACTTCACGCGGCTGGACAGGGAATACCCCAAAGTCAGCCATTCGTTCATCCGGCATAGGCTCAGGAAAGGAGATGTTTGGATTATCGCGCCGCAGAAGGTCGAACCCGTAAGGGAATGCGACGACCTGACCATTCTCAACCTTGACGTACATCACGCCTCCGCCAGCTGTTCTTCGATGACATCAAGGAGAAGTTTCTCCTTGTCGCGCTCCCGAATATTGGATTGGAGAAGTTCGCGAAGCTGATCGGCGAACTCAACCATGTGCGGTTCGGGGTTCTCAGACGCGTCGATCTTTGCGATGGCGATCTGAAAATTGTCGATGTTGATCTGATAGGACAGGAGGCCCATCCTGCGGCCGGCAGCCGCTTCAGTCAGGATTTTGATGCGTTCAGCTTTTAGGTCGATCATGATACTTCACCTGAGAATGCAATGCCCGAAACCGAGTCGGGCGGGGTCGTAGTGGGGTCGTTAAACTTCGCACCAAATCCCGCAGATGACCATCCGTATGCGTACACAAATGGAGCAACTGTAATGCCAATGGCAACAGCAGTTTCATCGGGGGAGAAAGCCAAGCAGTTGCCAGCTGTCGATAGGGGCAGAGTTGCGGGGTTCGAGAACTTAGCTCCAAAACCGGCAGAAGACCACGCGTAAGCCGAGATGTATGGAGTAGTTGAGTGGGCTACGGCAATGACGTTTCCGCTCTTTGTGAAGGCAACACCGTTTCCAGTGCCGGTCGGAATGGTGCCGGGATTTGCGTATTTCGCTCCAAAGCCGGAAGAAGACCAAGGATAAACGCTGATATAAGGACTTCCCAAGTGAGCGATGGCAATAGCGCCTCCAGAAGGAGAGAATGCAATGCCATGTCCGTTCCCTGCCGGGACAGTTGTTGGGTTGGAAAACTTTGCCCCAAAACCGGATATTGACCATGCGTACGCAAAAACAAACGGAGTGGTTCCGGTTGTTACTGCAATTTCAGTTCCTGCAGGGGAGAATGCAACGCTATCAGCGTTTGAGTTGGGAAGCGAAGACGGGTTCGCGAATTTAGATCCAAATCCAGCCGATGACCACGCATATGCATGGACATATGGAGTTCCTGACGCAGCAGCTGCGATTGCATTTTCTAGCGGGTGAAAGGCGACACCGTTACAGTTCCCAGTAAAAACCACGGACGGATCATTAAACTTGGCCCCATAACCGGTAGGCCCCCAGTTATAAACCGCGATGTTTGGGGCGGAGGTGTAGCCAATGGCCAAATATTTTGAGCTTGGCGCGAAGACGCACGACGTCGCCGATCCACCCAGAAGGACGGATGGGTTCGAGAACTTGGTACCAAACCCAGCGCCGGTCCATGGGTATGCGGTGGTATACGGCGTCGTTGCATGGGCGGTAGCCAGAGAGATCGAGGTGCCGGTGCCGCCCAAGAGCTTCTTCGACATCATTTTAGGCGTTCCCCACTCTAGCTCCGTACAGAACGGTGCCAACTTTCCAGAGTACGATGGCAGTGTAGCCAGTCGTGTTTAGAGTGGGCGCAACACCGCCGCCGGTCTTCCACGTCACTGACGGCCAGCTGATCGTGTAGTTGGTGCCGTCGTCAATCATGAAGGTCACCGCCTGACCGGCGGAGAAGCCATCAGACGGGGTGGAGTTGTTCGAGAGCGTCCAAGTCTGGACCGTGCCGTTTGCCGGGTTGAGGACCGGGGTCGTGCCGGTGATCGCATAGACGGTTTCGGTCAGGCTGCTGCCAAGAGAGACCGTGCCGCTCAGGGCAATCGTGCCGGTGAGCGTCGGGCTTGCGGTCGGAGCCTTGGCGTTCAGCTGTGTCTGGATGGCCGAGGTGACACCATCAATGTATCCAAGCTCAGTGGATGACACGGGACCGATGGAGGTCGTAGCGGGAAGCACAAGGGTTCCAGTGACCGTTCCGCCATCAGTCGACAAGAAGTCAGCCGCCGCGACGGTCAGCATGATCACCGCATTCGCCGATGCGTTGATCAGCGTGGTGCCGCCGGCAGAGCTTTGGATGACCGTGGTGCGGGCGACCTTGGGGCCAGTCGAACTGTAGGTTCCGGTCCCGATCTCCCAGTTGCTGCCGTCCTCGATGACGTAGCGAACCGTATTCCCGTTGGCGATGCCAGCCGAAGCGAAGGACTGATAGCCGGCTTGCGCGGACCCAAGGATGAAGTCGCCGAATGCAGGCGCAGAGGCTGCATTGACTTTGACGCGGTTTCCGTAGGTGAGGGCCATCAGTCTTTATCCTCAGGAGGCGGGCTGCGTGTAGGTGATCCCGGTGATCTGCAGGCGGTCGGCAACGTTGAAGGTGGTGTCGCTGAACACGAAGTCATAGCCCGAGGTCATGCCAACGGTACCAGAACACACGGCCGCTCCGCCACTGGTTTTCACGGTGTAGCTGTCGACCACACCAGCGTTGGTCGCAGTGGCCTCGGTGAATGCGTTTGCGGTAGCCACGCCAGACACGGCAGCGCCAAATGCCGGCGTCGGGATGTTGACGGTCACGATGATCGTGCCGGGGGTCGAGCTGTTGTAGAACTGGATCGTGCCGCCGCTCCACAGGGGCGTGACGCCATCCACTGCGGCGTTGCGGGCGTTGTTTTGAAGGATCATCTTGGATCTCCCTTACGGAATGATGGTGAACTGCTCACGCTGGTTGAGGACAAAGCTGAAATGCGCCGTCAGGTTAGCGCCGGTCGAACTTTTCACCTGAACCACTTGCAGCGACTTCACGACCTGCCGGTTGAGGTCGACATTGACGAAGCCCCCAGCGGGGACAGTCATGTTCTCCACGATGGGGAATGCATCGTACGGACCCGGGTTGTAGGGATCCGGGTTTGCGCTCTGCGGGTCGAGGATCTGGACGCTGAACGTCGCGGAAGACCCGCTGGTGTTGACGACCATCATGCTGGTGACGATGACAGCCGCCGCCACAAAGTACGCGGGCGTGGGGCCGACAGCGGGCACCAGATACTCGGGCACGTCGTACAGATCGGTCCATGTGTCGCCAAACTCCAGTCGGACGACCTCGAAGAGGTTCAGCGGGGGCCGGGCGGTGGTGATGACTGTCAAGATTAACCCCCAAGAGCGATGATCAGAGGAAGGGCAATGTTCTGGACGCCGCGAGAGAACGCTTGGCCTTCGATGGTGCTGCGCTCAAAGTCTACACGAAGATCCGGCCCAAGGTAAGTGTCGCCATTTTCCGTGCTGAAAGTGGCATAGATCCGGCCGCCGTTGATCTTGACCAAGGTGGTCAGCGGGAAGGCCTCCCCGGTGCCGCCCTGAGCGACAGGCATCGAGTTGTAGTTGATGCCCGCGCCAGCGTACGACAGCTGCTGGTTGTTGGCTTCGATCAGGGACGAGAAGATCTGTGCGTACGGGTTCTCACCCGGGATCGTGGACGTCGCGGTGGCGTTGGTGACGGTCTGGATCATGCCGATCAGGGACGCCACCATGCTGCGGGCGTCCGGATCCGTGACGAACGTGTTGACCGCCAAAACCACCTGAGACCAGCAGTCGATGAACAGCTGGGTCAGCTGGGTGAAAATCGGGCTGTTGGCCCACACAAGGCTGCCATCCCAGTTGACCAGCTTCTGAACAAAGTACTCGCTGGCGCGGTACTGTCCGCTCTCCAGATCGTACGTCAGCTGACGCAGCAAGGTGCGGGTGTCGCGCTCGGTCTGTGCGATCTGGGTGGGGGTCAGGAGGTTCCAGTTGGGCTGGAGAGGGTACCGGCTGCCCATCAGGTCGGCGATGATGCTTTCGGTGTTGGTGGTGATCTGGGTTGCGGCCGTGGTGTGCACCGCCACGTTCGAGACCGGAGGTGCCTTGATGATGATCCGGTAGTCGGTCGACACAAGGGAGTAGTCGCCGAAGGTGCTGTTGGAGTTCGCCAGCGTGACGTGGCCGCCGAGGTGCGACCAGATGCCGACACGGGACCAGTTGGTGAAGACGGACACCAGCTGGACGAAGGCGTCGTGAGATATCAGGTAGCCCACGCCGTTCGGGTTGATGGCGGTGAAGCTGTCCACCACGACAGACTTCAGCGGGCTGTTCTCGCTCAGGACCGCGCCATCAGCCAAGATGTTGCCACCGCCGTAGCCAGCCTGCGCCGTGAACACAGCGTTCGCGTTGGCGCGGTCGATGGGCAGAACCATCTGGTCCTGCGTGAACTCATGCAGCTGAGAGCAGTCGGCGATGTAGGGCGACCGGGTGATGATGGCACCCGGCTTGAAGACGAAGGCGAAGCCCTTGGTGGGCGGCGAGATGCTCTCGGGATGCAGCGGGTCCATGCTGAAGGCGTCGTGCTGCAGGCCCCGGAAGCTGAAACCACGGACCTTGATGCCTGAGTTCATCAGGAACATGTTGTTGACCGTCTGGCCCGGCGGGAGGCGCAGGTTGGTCACGCGAAGGTCATAGCCGTAAAGCGCGCTGTCCTTGGGGATCTCAGTGTTCGGCTGGACGATATAGTCGCCCGGGTGCACGATGACGATGCCGGGCTGGCCGGAGGCAGTCAGGGCTGCCAGCGCAGCGTTGATGGTCGCCTTGGGCTTGGTGATGCTCTTGCCGTCGTTCGCATCGCTGCCGGCCATCGTCACATAGAAGGTGCGGGCGACCGGAAACTCGGGGATAGCGGACTGGGGCCACTGGAAGTTGGGCGGCACCACCACGCCAGCGGCCGGCACCACCGAGGAGTAGAGCGCCTGATCCGCCAGCAGGGCGCGGTCGGCAACCAGAGCGTGATCAGCCTCTCGGGCATGCTGAACATCCGTCACCAGATCCGCGATCTGGCCCGCGTTGATGCGGACAGAAGTGCCGTATTGAACGGTTTCGAGAGGGTCGTTCCGGGTGACGGTGAGGCCAACCGGAAGGTTCGGGATTTGGACATTGCTCATTTCAGCGGACCCGTCTCTGGAACAGTGGTGTTACCATACGGCAAACCGGGTTCAGTGTCCAATGGAGGCCGCTGCGCGTTGGGATCGGTGCCCGGCTTCTGGTTCGTGCCATAGGGCGGTTCGCCAGTCTGCTGGGTCACGCGGGTGTTTCCGTCCATCAGGGTGCGGGTGTCGCCGTCATAGACCGGGATGCCCGTGCGGAGGTTGATCGAGTTTCGCATGGTGACGCGGCGGTCCACTTCGTACTCCTCGAAGCGCTCGGGGCGCGGGTTGAGGATCGGCACAGGGTCGGCAGGCAGGATGATGGCGCGCAACTGCGGCTGCATGTTGTCCAAGCACCGGCTGCACACCAAGATCCTCTTGTTGACGGTGGACGCGCCAGCCCAGTCGTACTGCCACTGCAGGTCGACGTGGTTGTACCGCCCCCCGCACCGGTCGCAGATCGCGTGTGCCTGCGGGTTGCGGCTGGATGTCCGTGCGCGGCCAGAGCGGGATGCGTAGCTCACCGGAAGTAACCCCCGATCATGGGGCTGATGTAGGTCTGGACGTTTTCGACGTTCTGGACGGCCGCGATCTGATAGCTCTCGTCCGCCTGAGCCTTGAGGGCGACAGCCATCTGCGGTGCCCAGATGCGCGCCAGCCGGTATGCCAGCCCATCAGCGAAGGCCTCCAGCCACAGGTAGGGGATCTCCACCGTCTGCCCGTTGGACATCTCGGCGTCTTGGATCCGGCGCACCCGGTAGTATTTCAGCTTGGTCGCCGACGTGCCATCCGGGACCGGCCACAGCGTGATGGTCGGGTTGATCAGGCGGTCGAACCAGAAGGTGGTGGTGAACCCCTGCTGCTGCTTGTTCGGATAGGAGGAGTACTCCGTACGCGAGATCGGGATGATGATGCGGTCGACATTGCCCGGCTGCACCACGTAGGCGTCGAGGATCATGACCGTGTTGTCATCGACCGGGTAGGTGGATTGGCCCTGCACCAGATCCACCTCGATCAGGTCGACGGCCCACAGGTTCACGCCTTGGTTCGCCCAGCGCGACAGCATCATGTTGGTGGCCATCCGGGCGCTCTGCATATGCTCCTGCAGGAGCGCAGTGGGGCGGATACCAATGTTCATGTAGGCGTAGAGGGTCAGTTCCCCCAGCCCGGGATTGAAGGCATACGTCCCACTGGTCGTCATCTGGTCAACACTTCCATGCTTTCAAGGACAGGGCCTTGCGGGTGGGCTTGCCGTTCTCGTCTTTCATCGGTCCCGGCATCCCGGACATCCTAGCACAGAACGACTTCTTGCGGGCAGCGTCTTTTTCAGTCTTCGGGTCAGGCGCTGGAGGTTTCAGGTTCATCCCCTGCGCCTTGGCCGAAGCCCTCCCCTTGGCGTTCAAGCCCCCCTTGGGATCCTGACCCTCCTTGCGGGTCCACGCGGGAGACTTGGCCATCAGATCGCCCCGTCGTTCTTGATCAGGTAGCCTTCCAGCTGGATCGACCCCGGCGCGGCGTTTGACTGCTTCAGCTGCCACTGGATGTCGGTCTTCTCGGCATAGCCACGCGGCACCACCCGGGTCGAGGAATAGCTCTGGGAGAACGGCGCGGACAGCACAGTGTTCGGGGTAGCGACCCCGCCGACGAACGTCTGGGACGCCACGCGATAGGTGCAGAACTGGGTGCCGTTGTTGGTCGTAAAGGCCTGAGACCGCGACAGGAAGAAGGTATAGCCGGCGGGCACGGTGTAGATGCTGGCCTGCGACTGGCCAGCTCCAGCGTTGATCTGGGCGTACGTCACGCCACCGCTGACGGCAGTGATGACGCCGACCGAGGTGCCCTTGGTGATCCGCATCGAGTTGATGCGGAAGAAGTCGGCCGTGCCGGAGGTTACGACGCCAGACGTATCAGCCGTGAACGTGACCGTGGCCGTCTTGATCAGGTAGTCGGCGTCAAGGCCGGTGACCTGCATCGTCACGGTCTCGGCAAGGGTGCTGGAGAACGTCATGGTGGAGGACGTGGTCGGGAACACGTAGTCCGTGCTGTCCGACTTCTCCCACACGGCACGGAAGGTCGTGCCATGGTTGGCGTTGTAGCCCTGAACGTTCAGCAGTTCGTGGGCAAAGATCTGGCCACGTCCGACCTGCAGGTCAAAAGGCTCGAACAGGCCAAGCTTGGTCAGGGAAAGGTTGGGGGTGGGCATGATCGCTCGACCTCAATGTGTGTGTGGTTGAGGGGTCCGAAGACCCCTCAGTTTTTCGCCTTCATGGCGGCGACCGACATCAGCGCCATGCCGTGAACCAGCTTACCACCGGTCACGGTCTTGCTGCCATTGGCCACATGCGGGCTGACGTCCTCAGTCTTGGAGGGCTTCCCGGTCGGCGCAGAGGTCTTGATGGACATCGAGGGCTTCTTGTTGCCGACACGGGTCATCATGCCACCCCTTGCGCTTGCAGATAGCGCACGACGATTGCGGCCACGCCGTTGCCGGCATTGGTCGAGTTGACCCAAATGCGGATGTCAGACGTGCCCGTGTTCTTCCACAGGGCAGTCCGCGTGGCATTGGCACCGGGAGCCAAGCTGACACGGCCAACAGTGCCGCCAGCAGCCGCAGACACCAGTTCAGCGCCGCCGCTGGTGGTGCCGACGTTGAACGTGGACGCCACGCCATCGAACGCGGTGGTGATGAGGGCGTCAATCGACACGATGCAGCTGCCAGCCGGGATCACGATCTCGGTGGACTGAGCGAGGACTTGGGTGACGGAGGCGGCCTGACCCAGAACGGCATTGCCGACATTCTTGACGTCTTGGCCGAGGGTGGTGCCAGAGGTATTGAAGATGGATCCCGAACGAAGCGGGCCGGAGAAAGTCGAGGTTCCCATGTGGGGTACTCCTGCACGATAGGGCTGATCTGTCTGTGCAGCGTCCGCTGGGCGCGGTCAGGTCAACCCGGGTTGCCCAGAAAGGAAGAAGGGGGCCGAAGCCCCCTTCGGTCGATCAGGCGATCACGAGGGGAACGAACCCCAGATGGCGCGCCAGTTGTAGTAGCCGAACGAGTAGCGCTCGTAGCCCTTGACCAGCAGGTTGTCGGTCACGAAGTCGACCTGCATGTCGGTCTCGAACTTGACGCGCTCCATGTAGGAGAGGCCGTCGATGTTCGTCAGCAGGAACCAGTTGGCGGCCGAGGTCAGGAAGTCGTTGACCATGTAGCCTTCCGGCAGGCCGCCGGCAGTCGACATGATCGCGTTGACGTCGTTGTCCGAGGTGCCGGGGCGCAGTTCCGTCTTGGTCAGGCGGATAGCGACCGGTTCCAGCTGGGGCGGCACGATCAGCTTGCGGCCACGGGCGAAGACCTTCAGGCCGGCCTGATCGCGGAAGTTCGTCCGGATCGAGATCATGCCGTTCAGCAGGGTCGCTTCGTTCAGTTCGACGTCGACCAGCGCGCGGTTTGCCACGGTGCCGCCGTCAATCGGGTGATCGGTCGCGCAGAGGGCCTTGCCGTCGCCGCCGATGTTCGGGTTGAACGTGGTGGCGGTGTTCAGGACGTTCGCGCCGTAGATTTCCTTGGTCTGCTGGAAGCTTTCGATCAGGCCGAGGTTCGACGGGGAGAACTGGGTTTTGTAGAGGTTGTCGTCAATGGCCTTGCGGGTGATCGCATACCCCAGACCGATTTCGACATGCTCTTGGTTGTAGATGAAGCGCTCACCGGCCCCGTTGTCGAACGAGGTCTGGCCACCTTCGGTCTTCAGCTGGGCGTAGCCGAGGTACCGCATTTCAGCGGTGCGTTCCAAGGCCATCTTGGAGTTGTGCTTCGTGAAGATCTTGTCGTACTGCGACGGGATCTGCTCGTACTTGCCTTCCACGCCACGGAGGCCGGGGAGCAGAAGGTCTTTAATTGCGGAAAGATTGACAGCCATTCCTTTTGCTCCTTACACGCCGGTCAGCTGCTTGGTGCTGACGTTGTTGAAGGCCACGATGACCCGGTTGTAGGCCCCAGCGGCGGTGCCCGGTGCGCCCGGCGGATCCACGTCCAGACCCACGATGCGGAAGGGCAGCGTGTTGGTCGTGTTGATGGTGGTGGTGTCCAGATAGGCCCCGGAGGTGCCAGTCACGGTGCTGCCAGTGCCGATGGCGAAGCCGATGTTGGCGTTGATGCCGGTCTGGTCAACGCCGGTCGCGTCCGACTGGGCCAGCCAGCGGGAGTTCGGGTCGTTGATGATGTAGGCCTCAATCGGGCTGGTGTTGCTGAAGTTGTCAGCGCCCGGCCAGTAACGCGACCACACGGTGCGCTTCTGCGAGGCGGACAGGTACTTGCAGCCCATGAAGATGCCGGCCAGCTGGACGGTGTTCGAAGAGGCCTGAACGATGTACCCAGCGGCGGTCGGGGCGACCGGATCATTGCAGTAGATCGCGGCAGCGCTTGCAGGATCAATGCTGGCGACGACCTGTTCGTAGGTCGGCGCGGAACCATTGCCCCTGTATTGAGAAAAGCCGAAGGGCGCGTTGACGTTCGCCATGTCGGATGCTCCTTAGCAGGAGTTCCATCATCGCGCACCGGGGCGACTAAGGAACGGGGAATTATGCCGTCTCCCACACCGGGGGGAGAATGTATGCAATATGACATGTGAATGTGAACGTGTCCAGTACGATGGTTGAGCGCGGATACCACCCGCTTCGTGATGGCACCGGACAGCTTATCTGCCACGTCCTAGATGTTTCGCTGTTCCGATTGCGGGCTTACCGCTTGGCCGTAATTGCGCCGCGCTCAGGAGGACCGTCCGCCTCACCAAAAGCATCCCAGCTGGCCACGCCGTTCTCCCCTTGGCTATCAGACGATCCACCAGAAGGCGGTGTGGCCGTCTTCCCGGCCTGCCAGAGTTTAACGGCCTCCGCCATGCTCTGGATATTCGCCGGGTCATGCTGTCACCCCGCTACTAGGCCTTCGCATCTCTGTTTTGAAACCGCGTTCTGGAGGACCGCCAACTTCTTCCGGGGCCAGCCCGCACTGGTTATCCCGAATTGATCAACGGCCCGCCAGAACGCGGTTGGTTGCGAAGGTGGGGGTCGAACCCACGACCTGCTGGGTATGAACCAGCCGAGCTACCACTGCTCTACCTCGCACCAATCGAGTTGGCCGTCTTTCCGGCCTGCCATCCCTCTCGGGAACCAACCTGCATGGGGAGGACCACACACACGAATTGTCTACTTGGTCACAGACTTGTTGTCAATGGCCTCGAATTTCGAACAGGCGATGGCCCGATGCGCGTTCAGGTTGACGCCACTCCGGCCAGACACCAGCTTCACCAGCCCGCAGACGTGCCTGTTGTGCTGGGACGGCCGTGAGGCCAGCTGGATGTGAATGCACTCGTTGCAGCGCCTGCCAAGGTCAGGGTTTGCCCACGTCACCTGACCCGGCACTGTTGCGTTCATCCTTTCCGCCAGTCCCATCACGCCCCTCCGCGTTGAAGAAAACCGAGACATGAGGTTCCAGCTGGTCCCACGCTGCCTGTATGGCGGGCGTCCCCTCGGCCCTGATGGCTTTGCGGAGACGCCCGATCTTGTTGTAGATCTTGACCGCCTTGATCATTCGGGGATGGGCATGGCCTCATACCCCTTCTTGACCTTGACCATGTCCTCGCCCTTGTTGAGGCGCTCGAACTGGCCGGCCTTGGACTGGGTCAGCTGCTCTTCCTTGTTCTTCATCTGGAGCCGTGCGCGGCGGGCCTCGGCCTCGCGGACCTCCCGGGTGATCTCAGAGGGGCGCTCCATCAGGACCATGCCCTTGCGGGTGATCTCGTTGCCACTGTAGCCGACCGGCATCAACTCCGGGTGCCGAGAGGCGGGAACGCTCTCCCATCCTTTGCGGGCAAGAGCCACTTGGTGAGCCGGATCTTCCGCGCCGAGGATCAGCCGGGTCTTCCACTCGTAAGTCCAGCCGTCCGGGATGATGCCCGGCTCGATGAAGAACTCATCCATGCCTTCGTCGGCAATGTCGGTGTTGTGGCCACGCAACTGAGCGATACGGGCGGCGGCGCGTTCGCGGGGCGACATCTCAGTGGTGGGCGCGGCGGGGCGAACCGGGGGACGATTGTTCATTGGATTTTGCCTTCCTTCTTGAGGGCGATCAGGTTCTTGGCATACTCCTCGGGCTTCATGCCCATCATCTCCGCCATCTCGCGCTGTGCGCTGGAAAGGCGAACGACATTCGTCCGGGAGGTGGGTGAACTGCGGTTTGCCGGGGCGGCAGCGGGCTGAGCATCGCGCCGCTGGACGACCTTTGCAGCGTACGCATCATCGGTGTCGGCAGTGGTGTTTGCCGGCGCAGCCTTGAGTTTGAGGGTGCTTTCGATGACGTCGAAATACTCGTCGCTGTCCACCGGGATGCCATCGGCCACGGCGAGGTTGTGGGCGGCGATCATCTTGGCGTTCATGCGGCTGTCGCGGACGCACTCGGGGTGACGGCGGATCCAGTCGGCCGAGCGGGGCGTCAGCTGGCTTGCCAGAGCCTCAACAGGGTCTGCCGGTGCCGCCACAGGCTCTGCCGGCCGGGGTGCGTTCTGCATGGCGTCCCGGCCGTTGTTCAGCTGCAGAAGCTGGGCCTCGTGGGCGGACATCTCGCGCTGGATCTTGGTGGCGCGGTCGTAGTCGCCATTCTGCAGGGCTGCCGTGTGCGCTTGGCTGAGAAGCTCAAGGTCGCGGCTGACCGTCTCGATGGCGCTGACCACCAGCTGCAGGTTGGTGTCGTGCGCCTCGTTCTTGGCCTGATAGGCCTCACGGTTGGCTTGCTGCAGCTGCTGCTGGGCGCGAATGCGCTCGGCCCGCTCGGCTTCCAGCTGGCGCTTCAGTTCGGCAATGCCATCCTCCGGCGGGATGACTTCCGGGGTTTCAACCTGAGCCTCAGGCTGTTCATCCGGCACAAATTCGACTTCAAGAGCCTCTTCAGACATGCTTTATCCCTCAGTAAACGGCATCGGGGTGATCGACCCGGCCCTTGATGTTGATGTCATCGAAGATCCGGCACAGGACGCCGTTGACGGTGATCGACCAGCCGTCTGACGGGCGGAATACCAGCCAGTCGTGGTCGTTGAAGGTCAGGTTGGAGAACCAGTTGTCGTCCTGTTCGAACGCCATCGGGCCGCGCTTGACCAGCAGGCCGACCTTGGACTGGTAGCGGTCTTCATCGACGTGGTTGTCGGTCAGGATCAGGCCGGATTTGGTCTTGGTCGGCCGGATGTAGACCGCCAGAAGCACCTGATTGTGGAACAGTTCGACCTTGGAGATGTCGCCGAGATCCTCAAGGATGGCTTCCTTGGGGTCTTTCTCGTGCATCATGGGCATGTGCGGCATATTTAATCCTCAGAGGGTTCGGTTGACGAGTTTGTCGGCTTCGGCGCACAACTCCACCACCACATCAAGCTCGGAAATCCTGCCGGTGATCGCCCGGTAGTCCTCCATGCTCTTTATGGCTGCGCCGTTTGATAGGTTCTCGACCAGCTGGGACCGTCTCTCCGCGATAAGGTGGAGAATGTGGCGCTCAAACAATGAGCCTGCGGTTTGCATATCGGTCATCCATCATTCATCAGGTGCGCGGCACCCGGATCGTGACATCGCCACGTAGCCCGGGTGCCGCAAGAAGGCGCAGGGAGGGTACGCCTCAGGCCTTTTTACCGTATTCCTCGATCTTTTCAAGGCGGCCCTTCCCGGAACCAGCCCCGAAGCGCATCTTCGGATAGACCTTGCCGCCGTCCTTGCGCGCCATCATGGGCGGCATCGGGGGAGCGCCAGCGCCCGGCATGGGGCCAGCGCCAGCAGCGCCAGTCATGGCAGCGCCGAGGCCTGCAGGCATGCCGATGTGGGCCGGCGGCGGGGGTGCCATGGGCGGGGGCGCGGCGGGGGCAGCACCCGGCATCGGACCCATGCCAGCCGGTGCCTCCGGCGCAGCCTTGCCCGGATGCGGCAGGACGTTGATCACGATGTTGGTCTTGCCCTTGGCGACACGACCACCGGCCTTGCGCTCCATGCGGCCACCACAGGCTTTGCAGGTGCAGTCGCCCCCGTGCGCCTTGTGCATGTCCTTGAGCGTCTCAGCCAAGCGGGCGCGCTTCGCCAGCTTCGGATCATCGCTCTCCTCGGCCTTCTTGATCTTGGACATCGGGATGTTCTTGTCTTCCGCGACGTGCAGAGACTTCGACAGCGCGCCGGGCTTCTTGATCGCGCCAGCAATCCAGTTCTCGGCCTTGCCACCGTCCTTGCGGGCCTTGCGGGCATCCATCTCGCGCTGACCCTTGGCGTCCATCCGCTTGTCCTCGGCGGACTTCTCCCACTCAGCGTGGGTCATGCCCTTCTTCTTCGCCATCTTGGCGTCGATCAGGTTGTCCTTGGGCGATCCCTCGTACTTCTTCTTGGCCGCGCCGCCGCGCTTCATGCCGTCCTGCTCGGACGTTTCGACGCCCGGCTGGATGGTGTCGCGGTAGGGGTTGGGTGACGGCCGCTTGCGGTTCAGGTTCTCCATCTCCGCCTTGGCGATGTCCGGGTTGGCCTTGCGCCAGTCGTCATCAGACTTGGCCACCTGACCGCTGTCAGCCGCGCCGCCGCCCTCTTTCTTGATCACGCCACCGCGCTTGAAGCCGCCGACGTGCTTCTTGCCCTCGCGCTCCTCGTTGGCTTCCTTCATGTCGCGGTTCTGCAGGCTGTTGGCCGACAGTGCAGCGCCACCAGACTTGCGGGGCTTGCGCGACAGGTCGGTCATGGCCTTCTCGCCATCCACCTTGCCGCCCACCTTGAAGGCGCGCCGGGACACCGGGCGTTCGCCCGTCTGGACGTCCGCGTCCAACGGCTCGTCAGGCTTCCAGTCGGAGGCGTCGACCTTTCCACCGCTGCTGTTGATGCGGTCTTCCGCCTTCTTGGTTCTGGCTGCGCGCAGCGATTTGAAGTCCATCTGAAGATCCTCTGAGGTTATCCGGCGTCCCGGTTTGTCTTGCCAGAGTACACCGAAGCAGCTGCCAATGCACGTTCGATGTGGGACTGGCCCTTGACAGGCTTTTTGGTGCTGCAGTGCCGGATCCAGCGTTTGAAATCAGCCATCGGCATCCCCACGACAGACTGGATGCGAAGCTTGCCCTTTCCGTCGCTGAAACCGGCCATGTAGGCGTGTTCAGCCTCGGATTTGGTGCGGTACCCCAGCATCACCTTATGCTCATCGAACTTGCCGGTGCGGTGATCCTGCTGGTCAACGATGAATACGTGTTCGGACTGGTGATCCGGCCCGATACAGACGTCGACATGGTCGCCATCCGCGCCCTCAGTGCGCTTGATGTAGCCGTAATCGTACGGCAACTTGACCGACCACTTCCGGCCGTCAGGGCTGGTCCCGCTGCGCGTCTGTCCCTTGCGGGTCTCGATGCTGATCGGTAATCCTTGGAAGCTGATGTGATCCTTCCGGTAGTTGCCTGCGGCCTTTTGGGCATCGGTCGGGTTGACCGCGCCGCCGCGCTTGAAGCCGTATTCCTTCTGGCGCTGCATTCCGGTCATGATGCTGTCCAGCATGCGCTGGTTGATCGGCTGGGATTGCTTCTGCTCCTCAAACATCTTGCGGATTGTCGATCTCCCGGTCGGCTGGTCAGAGAAAGGATGGGCAATCAAGCCTTTCTCAAGCCAGTCGGGGCGTCCCGTCAGCTTCTCCATGACGTCCGGCATGACGTACTGACGCTGCACCAGAGGGACATCGCCGACGTACTTTCCGGGCGTGGCCTCCTGATAGGTGGAGTGCTTGAACGCTTTCTCCTCGGCCTTTCCGGTGTCCGGGTCGAACTGGACAATCCTGTGCCCAAACATATTGCCCGGAGCCTTAAGCACTTCTGGATCGGTGATGGCAACGCGGGTCATACCCACGCTGGGGAAGCCTTTGTCCATCCAGCCCTTCTTGTCCATCATCCCCACGATTGCAGAGCGGTGTGTGCCGGGCAGGTTGCGGGCAAACTCGGAGGCTTCCTTGGGGTTCAAAATGCCGGGCCAGCCCTTCATAGCCTCCGCGCCCTTCGGCTTGTCAGCCTTGTCTGGCATGTGGCTTCCCGAGCGCAGGGCATCATCGAAGAGCTTGGCGTCTGCCGGGTCAATCTTGTTCTTGTCGATCTGCGCCATCAGGGCGTCGAACATGTTGTGCGAACTGTCAACTGCGCTCGGACCCATAGGGCTGTAGACGCCATAAACCGGGCCTTTTTCGGCAGCCTCGCGGATCTTCTTGTTGAACGAGGTGGTGTGGGCGGCGGAGTTTGCCCATACCGCGCCGGGATTAGGTTCCAACATGTACTTTGGGCCGGCATGGAGGTCGACCGGCCAGTTCAGCGGTTCGCCGTTGATGTGGGTCAGGCGACCAAGGTTCGACCGGTCACCACCGACGTTGATCAGGGTGCCGCCTTTGGCCTGATGATAAAAGTCCTCCCACGACATCGGGCGCTTTTCAAGCGGCTTGACGCCCGGAATATCGCCAATGGTCGTTTTGACGTCCGGCGGTGCGAATTTCTGCCCCACGTTGTAATAGGCGCTGCTCTCGCCCTTTTTAGCGCTCATGGACGGGACGAGGCTCTGAGAAATGGCGAGGGCTTTCTTCACCACTTCAGGGTCAGCGCTGAACGGGGTGTGGACCTTCTGTAGTGCCTTCAGGAAATCCGGGTTCATGTTGCCCAGATCGTGACCGGGGATGCCAAGAGCAGCAATGGCATGGGCGAAGATCTCGTCGCTCGGGGTACCATTGGACCTTCCACCTGTGGAGAACCCGATGCGCCCGCCAGTAGCAGCATGCCGCATGGCGTCGATGACATCCTGATGCGTGGTTTGCTCGTTTCCGACCTTGTCCCAGATCGCATGGTGGGTCAGGTGCTGCCGGAAAGGCTCAAGGCCGGACTGCATCTTGGGGTTCAGTGCCGTTTGGCGCGCCGCAAGGCGGTCCACGCCCTCAAAACCAGCCCGGGCGAGGGGCTTTTTGGCTTCTGACGTCGGCATTCCGGTCTGAAGGATCACCTGACGGGCGTCCAGCGTGGGTTGATCGCCCCGGCCCAGCATGGAGGCGACAAAACCGGCCTTTGCGGTGCCGATCCCGTGCAGTTTTTTGCCAAATTCGCGCCATTCCGCGACCGGGCTGTCGTTGGAAATGGCCCTTTTGACCATGTCAGACACCACGCCGGCCTTGTCGTGCAGGTTATGGGCTGCCCAAGGCAGAGCATCGCTTTCGGCGTTGAGGCCGAAGGGCTTCATGACCTTCTGGGCGTGTGCAACGGCCTCGGGATCGACCTTTCCGACCTCTGCAGCGTCCAAATAGCGCTGGCCAATCGGGGTCTTGAGCCATTCCGCCATCGCGCCCTCGGGTCGAACCTGACCCGAAATGCTCGGATGAAGCGGGAAGCCTGCGGCGCGCAGCTTGTCAGCCGTCTGGGCGCGCCGCTGGATGCTTGATCGGGTGATCACATAGGCCTTGATCAGGTCGCGGGGCGACAAGCCCTTGGTGGACGCCTTGCGCGCCATCTCGTCCATGAAGGCCCCGAAGTCCTCGACGTGGCCGGGGATGCTCGGGAGGCCTTCAAGGTCGTTCTGGACGTCTTTCAGGGGCCTCCAGTTCCAGCCTTCCATCTTCTTGCTGGCCGGATCCTGATATTGAGACACCAGATCGAGTGCGCGCTTGACGTCCGCCATGTCAGTCCCCTTGCAGTTTGAGCGTCATCCTAGCACCAGTCGCGCGCCGGGACAAATCCAGAGCCTTGCTGACCGGCCTGATTTGCCGCTTCATCAGCGCCGCAGCGCCGCCATTGTGGAAGCGTTCGGTCAGGCGGTGCTGGCCCGGAACAAAGCCGCCGGCAGCCCGCTTCATGATCACCACGTCAGGCAGCGGATGGCGCTTCTCGTCCCAGCCCGCTTGCGCCCAAGACTTCTTCATGTCGGAGAACTGCTCGGGCGTCACGTACTTCGGATCGAACGGGATCCGGCCAAGCTCCTTGAAGCCATGCTTGCCATAGAAGTGGGGCAGAAAGCCCTGCGGGAACTTGTCCGATGGCACTGCAAAGGCGTCCAGAACGCTGACGCCCCGCTTGATCGCCTCCTTCATGAGGCTGTCGCCCACGCCTCTGGCGCTCTTGTCGTTGTTCACGACACCGACAAGGGCCTTCTCCTTGCCGGTCAGGGCTGGATGCTCGAAACCGTAGTCATCGGCGTAGTCCGCGCCGTTCTTGATGCCGAAATAGGCGTCATGGCCTGCCAGCTTGTAGCCTTCGAACTTGCCAGCCTTGGACAGGGTCCGCACCTCTGAGGGGTCGTACTGGGTCAGCGTGGAGGCCGAGGGAGACGATTTGAGGGCCTTCGAGAACCCTTCCGGGGTGAACTCGCTGCGGGTCCAAACAGGGTACTTCTCGCCCGTCTCAGCGCCCCCACCAGCCTTGCCGTGGCGGGCATAGATCCGGGCCATCTCCTGCCGCTCCTGCGGGCTGATGAAGTCCTCGGCCCCCTCATGGTGGACCCAGTGAGGCAGGACGCCCAGCTTCTGGTCCGCGAACACCGTGTCTTCGGTCGGCGCGGTGCGGTTCTTCTCGCCGTGCGGGCCGTAGTTGAGCCAGCTGTTCTGGCCACGGGTTTCGGTGCCAAGAGCAATCCGGGCGAGGGGCGAGAACATCGCGGCGTGGGACCGCCATGCGTTCTCCTCGCCGTCGGCGCGGAACCCGACACCTTCCTTGGCATGCCCGAAGTAATCGTGGACGGCGCGGAACAGGTCGTTGAACAGCACCGGCTTGCCGTTCCAGCGTTCTCCGCTGTCGCGCAGCATGGGGTTCTCGTCAGCGCCAGACAGCGCCTCGCCGGACCCGTAGCCCACGTCGGTCGGGTAGACGTACATGTGGTTGTTGTGCCGCAGGTCTTCCACCGCCAGACGCGGGTTGCTCTTGTAGGGGTCGTTGTTCGGATCCGGGTAGAACTCCAGATTGACCCCGGCGCGCTTCATGGCCTCGTATTGCCCCTTGGTCTCCCGCAGCAATGCATCGTACGATGCCTTCACAAGCGGGTCATTCGGGGCGTGGGGCATGGCCTCGTATGCATCGGCGATCCGCTTGGCCCGCGCAGGATCCACCTTCTGGTAGGTCTTCGGCGGGTTGTAGGGGATGCCAGCCGTACGCATGTAGTCCTCGGCTACGGCGCGGATCCGGGGGTCGTGCGAAGCCACGATGGACGTGCCAAGCTTGGGCAGCTTGACGTTCTTCGGCAGCCCGATCAGGTCTTCTTGGCCAGATGCTTGTACCGGTGCTTGAAGAAGGCCAGCGCCTCCTCGTACTCCTCCTGATCCGGGAAGTCCGCCCGCTTGGGGGCCAGCTTCGCGATCTCCGGCGGCAGCTTGTTCATCGACTTGTCCTCCATCAGCTTTCCCCACATGCTTCTGGGCTGGAGAGAAGTTTCCATTGTTCCAGATCGACTTGATCTGGGTCGGGTCTTTCAGGGCCACGGCCAGATCGCCGTTGCTGCTGTCCGGTATCCAAGCGTCGTGACCATTGCGGCGCAGCAGGTCGAACCAGTCGGATTGGTCCTTTTTGTAGTTCCCGGTCACAGCCCCGGAATACTCCCCCCGGTAGGGGTTTTCGGCTTTGACGTAAAGGGGGATGACGCGGCCTGCGGTGTTGACCTTGTGGTACCGGCCGCCCTCGTAAACGTGCTTTTGGCTGTCGTTCTGGTCAGCATATTGGGATGCCACCTCAGGATCCCGGGTCAGCCAAACCCCGTGCCGGCCCATGTTGAACCCAGTGAAGTCCTTGTCCTTGCTGGTGCCGTGGTAGAAGACATGCGGCGTCCCGTTGGTGTGGGTCACGCTGTTGCCGAACCAGTTGCGAAAGTTGTCGCTGTCCTCAACCGCGCCGCCACCGGCATATTTCAGCGTGGACGGGTCAACCCCAACGTTCCTCAAAACGTCTTCATTATCCCTGATATGCGCCCACGCGGTAGATCCAGCGCGGTCCGGGTCGGTAAGGTCGGCGTTCATGCCGGTGCGGCCAACACTCTTCACGGTGCCCGGGCCATACGGGGTTTTTACCGTCTGACCAATCAGCTTGTCAGCATGGAACCTGAGGTTGTCGGACACCGCTTCGGGCCGGTAACCCTTCCAGAAAGCAAAGCCCTGATCCGTAAGCGTCTTATCGGGCTTCACCGGACCAAATGCCTGCTCCGCAGCATCGTGCATGGCAGACATCAACCCTTTGCGCTGATGTTTAGGGCTGACGGCCATTTGGAACGCCGTAAGATCTCCAGTGTCGCGGTCCCGCGACAGCGTAAGCTGACCAACAGGCTTTCCACGATAATGGGCCAGAACGCCAAGGCGCGTCGGGTCAACATGAATGCTGTACCCTTTCGGCAAGGCGCTGCCACCATCAGCATAGCTCCCAGCCACCTGACGCGGCACACCCGGCATGTACGCGCTCTGCGGCATATGCTCCGGGCCGGCGCGCTTGCGGGCGAGTGCGGCCCGGGCAAGATCCATCGTGCCGCCGGTCGACGCCGACAGATGTGACAGATGCGAAAGGCGCGGGTCGAACCGAGCAAACTGGCTGCGGATGTCGGTGGGGTTCAGGCTGGCGATGGAATGGACGTTCTGGCCTTCGGCGTCCGGCTCAAGGAAGTTCACCTTGCCATATCCAGCCGTCTTGGCGATGTCAGTGAAATCCTTGCCGTTTTGGTCGTCAAAATGTTCCCAAGTGGTCTCGGGATCTCCGAGGTAGTTGAGGACAAACCCACGGTCAGCGCCAGCCGCAACCAGCCGGTCTGCATCGGCGTTTTTGGTGAAGCCTTCGGAAAGATCGAGGGGTTGGCCCCGGGTCATGACGGGGTGAACGTTCGGGTTCCCGGGGCGACTGGAGTTGAAGCCAGAGAAATCGGAAGCAAACCGCTTGTCGGGCGAGGAGAAAAACGCATGACGCTCAACATCCTGCGGTCCGAAGATCGAGGACGTCGTACCCTTGGCAGGGAGCGGACCAACGCTGTGAATGTCAGCCTTGGTGCCGTGGTAGCTTTTGTCCGTAAACCCCATCTGCGCCGCCCGCGCCATCCGGCTTGCGTGGTCCATTGGCATGGGTTGGCCGGTGTTGCCGGACACGTAGTGGTGATGCAGACGCTGCGGGTCAGCCTGCTGGATCAGGTCATTGGTGACTTCATTGGCGCGGCCCTGACGCAACAGATCGGCCACGTAGTCAGCGATGTTTTCCGCTGTGCTATCACTGCCCCGGCGGGCGGTCAGAAGTGCAGAGCGAATAGCCTTAGCGTTGTCGTTCACTTCTTCTGCTCCTTCTTGGCGTTCTGGATCTGCATGGCCAGCTTGATGACGTCATTGTGGTGCTGCGCCATCTGCATGTCCTTCTCGTGCTGCATGCGGACGGCGTCATCCATCTGGGACCGGTCAAGGCGCATCTGCTCCAGACGGAGATCCGCCATCCGATCCAGATCGCGGTTCTCATCGTTGGCCTGATCGCGCTGGTACGCAAGCTCCATCTGCCGGGCCTTGTTCTGCTCGGACATCAGCTTGATCGGATCCATCTGCGGCTGCTGCGGGCCAGCTGCGGGGGCGTTGGGCTGCTGCGCTTTGGCCATGGCGGCCTGCGCCCGCATGGTGTCCGCGTCGGCCTTCTGGTGAGCGATCTTGAGATCCTCGATGCCCTTGAGCATCTCCGGGCTGGGCTGGTTGCGCTGACCTTCCGGCACCAAGAACTGCTCGGGGTTGTTCCAGCCAATGGCGCGCAGGGCCGCCGTGTCGACCGCGACCTGATCATAGAGTTGCGGGTTGGACGACTGCAGCTGCTTCAGCGCCATGATCTTCATCACGCGCTGGCTGTGGCTGGCGGTGTTCGGGTCGGCCTGAGGCACCAGTTCGTTGTCGCTCAACGCCTGCAGCAGAAGCTGTTCGTTCCACTGGACAGTGGGCTTCTTGTTGCGGTCCCAGAAGCTCTCCGGGTGTTCCCGGAAGCACTTCATCAGCAGCTGGAACTCCTCGGCCTGCGCCGAGTGCATCCGCTTGTGGACGGCGTTCAGGATCTTGGTGGCCTGCTCGATCATCGCCAGCGTGGTGCCGACCGGTGCGTCGGCCCGGCCCTCACCGACCTGCAACTCGCTGGTGCCGCCCACGCGCATGCCAGTCTGCGCCATGTTCTCCACCAGCCCCATCAGGGCCTGCGACGGCTCCTTGTAGGGCAGCGGCATGATGGCATCGCTGATCTTCTGGCCGCCGGTCTTGACCTGCGCCGCGCCGCCCGGGGGAACGCGGAAGATGTTGGTGTTCTGCCGCGCCCCTACATCGCTGATCAGGAAGCCCGGGAAGTTGGCGTACATGCCAGCGTCCAGAAGCTCACGCCACGCGGCAGTGATGGCGTTGGCGGTGTTGCCGAGGATGTGCAGCAGGCCGATGTCGTAGAAGCCCATCCCCGGCACAAAGGTGTATTTGACGAACGTCGTACGCGCCTCGGGCAGCATGCCCGGCTCGGGCCGGTCGTAGTTGCGGATGATCGACAGCACCTCGCGGCTGGAGACGTCGATGGTCACGCGGTAGGGGATCTCCAGCCCAGAGGGCTTGCCCTTGTACTTGTGTTCGAACCCCTTGATGTCCAGTTCGCAGTAGATCTCGTAGATCTCGCGGTCCCGGTCCTTCGGGTTGTTGGTCGTCGTGCTGATGCCCTGCTGGGCGGCCTTGGCCTCTGCCGCAGCGTCAGGCGTCGTCTCGTTGGGGGTCGACAGGTCGATGTCCCGGTAGACGCCGAGGATCTGCAGGCGGCGCACGGTGGACGCCTTGAGGTTCACCCGGTGGGTGATCCGCAGCGCGCTGGACAGGTCGGTCGCCCGGTTGTTGACGATCAGGTCATCGGCGTCCACGCTGTCGCTGACCGGACGGTTCCGCAGCGGGCAGAAGTAGACCTTCTTGAAGGACGTGCCACCGAAGCCCAGCATCAGCAGCATGCGGTCGGTGTCCGGGTAGTACTCCTTCGCCACCACGGTCAGGTAGTGGTTGAAGTCCTTCTGGAGAGCGTCGGCGATCTGGTCGCGCAGGACCGGAGAACCGTTGGCGTCGTCGCGGATCTTGACCGGGCCATCGGTAGGCAGAAGCTCGGAGCGGGCGTTCGCTTGGAAGCGCAGGACCGCCTCCTGCAGGATCGGGTGTCGGACCTTGGACATGCCTTCGACCGGCGCACCATCAGCCGGGCCGCCTTGGACGCCGGGAAGCTCCACCTTAAGGCCGAGAAGCTTGATGCCGTTGGCGCGGTCGTCAATCCATTCGACACGGCTGGACAGGTCGTCCTCCACGCCCCGCAGAAGGTCATCTGCGATGCGATAAAGCTCATCCCTGTCGATCTTGTCGGCTAGGTTGTCGAACCACCCAGCAGGCTCGTTGGCGGCGTCTGTGGCGCTCTCAATGGGCTTGCCGTCAAGGCTCAGGGTGATCGAGCCATCGGCATGGTCAATCTTGAGGATCGAACCATCCTGCGCGAACTCAGGAACGTCAACGTCGTCGTCGGCGTTCAGAACCTGAACGTCCATCGGCGACATCTCGTCATCAGCCTGCTCCTCGTCGTGCATGCGAATGGACGGCGAAAGGCCCGGAACAAGCGGCATGGTGATCCCCTCAAAGATAATGGCCGCGCCATCATATCAGGCACGGCCATCCTTGTCATGTGGGCCTGTCGTCCTTGCCAGCTTTGCGGCTTTGGAAGGTAAACTTCTCTATATAGGCGCGCGCCTTCTCCACAATGTCGGGCTTGCTTTCGAGTACGCCAACCGTTGTATTGCATCCGGGGCAGAGCAAAGACCTAACTTTTCCAGTGGTATGGCAGTGGTCTATGTACAGAACTCCAACCGCACCGCAGATAAAGCATGCGCCCCCTTGGGATGCCTTCATGTCATCAATGAACTCTTGTGATACACCGTATCTGTATTTTGTGGTGTATTTTCGATATCCTTTTGAGGCGGTTCTCTTATTGTTTGCTCTTTCTATTCTTTTCAGATGTTTTTCAGCAGAACGCTTTGCTTTTTCAATCTTTTCATTTTCAACAATTTCATCAAGCCACGGAATTTCATCCGGATTTGAGGATGCAACGCCGGAAAGCCAAGCCTTCCGACGTTGATAGTGCTTGGCACACAAACCGTTCGACAGGTGTGGCGCGCTAGGGCAGCATACTGCCATTCTTCGTTTTTGGTCTGTCATCTGTTCCGATACCCCTTTGCTCGAAGGCTATCAGAAAAGCAATACATGCACAAGCATGCCACAGGTGCGACTTTCCGGTCTCTTTGTCAGCCTTTTCGCCGCGCCACCACGCCCAGAGATGGCGCATACAGGCAGCGAAGGGACGCCCCCACTTCATGCCCCTTTCCCAGTTGCGTTCACCGTATTTCGCCGCGCCGAAGGTCAGGATGTCGGCGGCCGCCTCCAGAAGCTCCGGCGGCAGGAGGTCATAGCGGGCTTTGCCGGCGTCGTCCTTGCGCCCCTCGGAAGGATCGGGCGCTAAGGTCTCGGGAAGGGCCTTGTCGCACTCATGAGCGCTTCCCCTCAGGAAGAAATTTCCGCACTCGGCGCAATAGTCGTTCTGCGAAGCCTTACCCATTGATCGCTCCCACCGGCTTGTCGGCTTGGTTCATCTTTTCAATCATATCTGCGGCTTTCCTCATCGTTTCAGGGTTATCCTTGAATGCTCCAAGCCCCCTGTTGCAGTGTGCACACAGGATGAACCTAACCCTTCCAGTTTTATGGCAGTGGTCTAGGTTCCACCCTCCCTTGGACCCAGCGTGGTCTGATCCGCAGATAGCGCACACCCGGCCTTGGGATTGAAAAATCTCTTCGATTTGCTCAGGCGTTAACCTAGCACCCCCACCCCTTTTCCTCGCTTGAATTGTCTTTCTCATCTCGGGGTCAGCAAGCCTCTTTGCTTGATGCTCCCTCTGTTTTTTGCGGTTTTTCTCGATGTTCTTCCAATAGTGTCGCTTCGCCCTTTCGTTGGCTCGAGCGCGAACTGCATCAGGACTGGCGGCAAGTCTTTTGGCAAGTGAAGCCTTGTTGTCCTCGTCCACGCATGACTTACAGCGAGGCGTGAGGCCAAACCTTCCACCGGGGTTTCGGTAAAAGAACTTGGCGCTTGCCGGAAAAGACACGCCGCATTTGCGGCATGTCTTTACGTTTTCATCCAAAGATAGACGGAGTGGGGTCTGTAGACTGTCCGTTGTATTTTCCATCGTACGAAGCATCCTGTACCAGTTTGTGAAACAGGACTTGAGCGATCCCAGAGCCAGCAGGGATTACCAGCTCCTCGCGGCCGTGGTACACCAACTCAAGCGTTAGACCACCAAAAAATCCCGGTTCGATCACGGTATTGAAGACCGACAGGCCCTTGCGCGCCCACGTCGACTTGTCATGCACCACGCCCACCAGCCCGTTCGGCATGCTGAACTCCTCGATGGCGCTGGCCAGCGTGAAGCTCCCACGGCGGCCGTTGACCGTCATGTTGTCGCCGTCCGACCGGAAGATGATCTCCTGCTTGATGCGGATGTCGTAGCCAGCCTCTGCCAGCCCGTGACTGGTCAGCGGGCCGCGCACCTTGTTCGGCAGCATGTCTTTGATCGGTGCTGCGTTGAGCAAATCCATTCCGTTGATGATCACGAGAACACCCACACCGCAAGGGCGACGACAGCGGTCAC